GGCGCGCTCCGGCCTGGCGCGGCGCAGCGACGCCCGCGCAGCAACGCCCCCGCCCCGCGCCCCGGCGCAGCAACCCGCCCCCGGCGCGGCCTGGCGCGCCCCCGCCCCGCCCCGCCGGGGGCACGCGGGCCGGGCCGATGCGCGTGCCAGGCCGGACCGATGCGGGACGGGACGCGCGGGACGGTCGGGACGGTCGGGACGCAGCATCGGTCAACCGGGACGCGTCCCACTGTTCCGATGCTGCAAAAAAGTAGAACAAAACGCGGGATTTCTTTGATTTTGTGCGTACGTATCGTTACTCCAAATGAGGGGGTAAATCGCGCTATGGACCGTTAAAACGCGTTATAGGGGTATGTGACGGTTTCGTCAAAAGTAGAACAAACTCCCACGCGTGCTACGCGCGTGCAGTACCGTGCAGCATCATGTTTGACGATTCACATACGAACGTGATACTGTGTAGTCTCACCGTCAATTGTGACGGTGAACGGAACGTACCGGATAGGAGAAACCGGGAATGGAACGGTCCACGTCGCTCGCAGCATTGCGGAAAGAAATTGCAATGCTGAAACGAGAAATGACGCGCACGAGTGATCCGCGCGACGCGTGGGAGATTCGGACGCTGCTACGCGACGCGAAACGAGAGTATGCGCAACACAGACGCGCATACCGTGAAACCGTGGAAATGTTCGCAGTTAGTGATGAGGAGTTTAACTAAATGTCACGCAAACCGATTGAAACCGGGAACAATTCGACCGATGGAACGAATGATGAAAGGAAAGAAACCGAAATGACCGATTCAACCGACATCAAAACGCAGGATGAAATGACGCACATTGACGGTTTGGATACCGTCTCTACTGCGTTGGGATTTGTCACCGTCCCTAAGAGTGAATCACCACGGTTTGACATTGACCTCGTGAACCAAGCAGACGGTAGCGTGGAAACATGGTTGAAATTCCGTCCCATCAGAACGCGGGATGATGGATTCGGTTTGTACGGTTTCAACCATTACAAGACATGGTTGGTTAGTGCAGACGGAAAGAAGTCAGACGGTTTCATCATGCTTGACGAAAAAAACCGCGCGTATACGCAGTCACCGTACGCAATAACCGACAAACAAAACTTTATCTATCGCAGCATCGCAAACATGGTCAACCGTGCAGCGGGACGCGCGGTTGATCCGGGAATGACCCAAAAGGAAGCAAACGCAGCGTTAGTCGCAAACATCAGCAAAGAACGAGACGACGCAGCACGGGAGAAGGAAACGAGCAAGCACGCGGGACGTATCCTCGCAGCGATGATGATGAAAGAGACCGAAGGAATTACGCGCGATGATGTCGCGACCGCGCGCAAACATGAGACGTGGGAGATTATCCCGGATGTCATGATTGACGCATATGTCGCGACGCTAACCAACTAGCACGCACAATACCGCGTACGCGCGTCCTAGACATGCTAGGACGCGCGTAACTGCGAGAAATGGAGAATCACCCAATGAGCACCAAAATTTCGTTAGAATCGCTTAAAACGCGTCGCGATGCTGTCACGCAGGATGTTGTGACCGATCCACGCGACATTCCCGCGCGTGGTGCGTACGTCTGTTACATCTTGCAGCATGACGCAGAAACCGGATCATTGGATGCGGTTTTCGGTCCTATGGATTACGCAGACGCAACCATCCTCTGTGAGACGCTTATGCAGCATCGCGCGACCATCAGTGCAGAGACCTATGAGCGTATGGATGTAGACCGCTACATGGTTTGGAACGATGCGACCGATACCGTGCGCTATACGCGTTATCGCTACGCGTTAGGGAAGCGTCGCGCGACGCGTGCGCGTCCCGATAACGCAGCATCGCGCGATGCTGCGACCGCGTGCTAGGACGGTCGTCACCGCGCGGGACGCGTCCCGCGCGGTTTCACCCAAAACCGCAAAAACCAGGGCGTCGATACCGCTCACGCAATTGAGGCTCCCGGATTCTTATCCATCGCTTGCCATGCGCGGTATGCTAGTATCCCCTTGCCATGACTGAGACCATCCACGTGGCCGATTTACGGTTCGATCCCAAGAATGCGCGGGTCCATCCAAAGCAGAATTTGGATGTCTTAGAGAAGAGTTTGCAGAAAACGGGTGCCGGTCGTTCGATTCTGCTTGCGTCCGATAACACCATTCTCGCGGGGAATGCGACGGTTGAAGTTGCCGCGCAGGTGGGGTTTGAGCGGGTGCGGGTGATCGAGACCGACGGCACCGAATTGATTGCGGTCAAGCGCACCGATTTAGAATCCGATGATCCCCGTGCGATTCAAGCCGGGCTCTTTGATAACTATTCCAGTGATCTTGCGGAGTGGGATACCCCGCAGTTGCAAGAATTCGCCAGTATCCCAGAATACGAGCTTGATCAGATTTTCTCGCAGGGCTTCCTCAATGATCTCGATCAGGATGAGTTGTTCCCCGCCGACACGGAAGATGCGACCGACGCGGAAACCAACGAACGCGTCAAGCGCTGGACGTTTCAGTTCAGCGCGGAGCAGTTCGTGACGATCAAGCGGGTGCTGCAAGCGTTGGTGGATGGAAATCTTGTGGGCAAGACCCAGCAGAACTCCGATGTGTTCGGCAATGCGCTCAGTTTCTTGGTTGAGCAGTTTGATGTTCAGTCCGGAAACTAGAGAAGCGGCGCGCATTGTCGAAAAATTGCACGCGTATGTGCAGGAGCATCCGACCGAGGACAAAGACCAGAAGCGGCAGTTACTTCAGCAACGCAAGAAAGAACTCCTCCTTCACCACCGGCAAGAACTCAAAGCGACCGAGCAGACCGTGATCCGTCATCTCAACCGGATTGATTGGACGCAGATCGACCCGGTGCTCGTTTTTGCGGAGCCGAGCCGGTATGACGTGTGGGTCTACCTGCGCATGATCGCGTCATCCGCACCCTATACCGGCAGACCCGGACGGATGCTGCGGCTGTTCTGTGTGGATATGGTGTCGCGCGCACCGCTCGGCGTGGTCGAACTCGGTAGCGATCTCCAAAGTCTTAAACTTCGTGATGATTGGATAGGATGGGATAAACGCGAGAAATATGAGCTTGGCGGTCTCCAACGGGTTGCGAATGTAAGCACGTGTGTGCCTATCCAACCGTTCGGAATTCTGTGTGGCGGCAAATTTATGTCTGACGCGCTCGTGACCGATGATAAAACCTCGGTTGCGTCAAAATGGCGCGCAAAGTACGGCGATCCGCTGGCATTGCTGACCATCACCTCGCTGTATGGAAAATCGTCGATGTATAACCGACTTCCGACGCTGGAATATCTGGGCACGACGATGGGTCTGGGCACCGCGCAACTGACGCAGGATGATTACGTCGCGTTGAAGCGCTATGCGTTACAGATCGGCAGAACCGGACGCACGAAAAACCGCACGTTCTTAACCACGAGCCGCAATGACCTCTTAGATGTGATTTGCAGCGAACTCCATGTGCCGCGCGAACGCATCAGCACGAAAACGCCGAAAGGGGTCTATGTGGCATCCTTATGCGCGAATCCGCGTGCGGTGTTGATGGGTCAGGAAGCGCCGATCCCGATCAACCGGACGCAGCAGGACGCGCAGACGTATTACCGGGAGCGGTGGTACCAGATGCGACTGGCAAAACCGGAGATTCGCGCGCAATTGGACGCATTTGAGCCGGATAGCTACCGGGTCGATGCGCAAATCGAGTTGTGTGATGAGCGGCGGTGATCAGCGACCGATTCTCGCGCAGCGGAATTTTGGCGCACCGCGCGGAGCGTATAACGGTCCTCCCGGCGGTGCGGTCTTGCAAGAACGGGCGGAAGCGATCATTCGTGCGTCAAAAACGGGTGAAACAAGCGAACTCGCACCATTGAATGATCTGCGGCGCGAAAATATGCTCGTCGAAATCGCGTCGCAGTACCTTCGCGGCGTGCAGATTGTCCATATTGCACAAAATATCGGTGTGGAGCCGATAGATGTCAACAATGAACTCAATCTCTTGCGGAAACGATGGCGAGAAGCGTCGCTGGCGGATTTTTCGCAGCGACGGGCGGAAGAAGTCGCGAAAATCGACCATTTAGAATCGGTCTATTGGGATGCGTGGCTCGCGTCGCAGAAAACCGAGGTTCAGCAGACTCGACACGAAGGGTTTGATGGGAGCGGCAACAAACGACCCGCGCGTCATGTCACCAAGCAAACCAGCACGGTCGGCGATGTGCGCTTTCTGGATGGCGTCTGGAAGTGCATCGAGCGGCGGATTAAGCTGTTGGGGTTAGATGCGGAACAGAAGCACATCGTCGCGGCGACCGTGACCACGGAGACGAACACGCATGACCTCGCGGCTCGCATGGAGCGTTATGCCGGACTCTTCGGTTATTCCATCGTCCCTGTTGGAGATGCGGCACCAACTTCTCCTGACGACGGTGCTGACGAATCCGTGGATACCGCACGATCCCCACGAGCGACAGGCGGACTTTCTGACGTTATTGACGCCGAGTTTCGAGACCGTTCGTGAAGCGCTCTACGGCGGTGCAGCAGGTGGCGGGAAATCGGAAGCGCTGCTGATGGCGGCAGCGCAATACGCGGAAGTTCCCGGCTATTCCGCGTTGCTGTTGCGCAGAACCTTTCCCGACCTCGCACAACCCGGCGCATTGCTCGACCGCTCGCATGAGTGGTGGGACCAGACCGAAGCACGCTGGACCGAAGACAGCAAAGCGTGGCGCTTTCCCTCCGGCGCAATCATCAAGTTCGGCCATCTCGAACATCCGTCCGCGCTGCGCAATTACATGGGTGCGGAATATCAATTCATCGGCTTCGACGAAGCGACCCAGTTTCCGTTGGAGATGTATACGTACTTGTTTTCCCGGCTGCGCAAGCAGATCGGTCTGCAAGTCCCGCTCCGCTTCCGCGCGGCGAGCAACCCCGGTGGCGTCGGTCATGAATGGGTCAAGCAGCGTTTCCTGATCGAAGGCGAAGATCGCGGTCGCGTCTTCGTCGCGGCCAAGGTCAGTGACAATCCGTCAATTGACGAAGGCGAATACACCGAGAGCTTGAACGAGCTTGATCCGATTACGCGCGCGCAGTTGTTGGAGGGCAACTGGGATGCGGTCGTGCAAGGCACGTCCTTCCGCCGCAGTTGGTTCGATCCGGTGCTGGACGAGAAACCGCGCGAGTTTGAGCGGTTGGTTCGCTACTGGGACACCGCGAGCACCGCACCCGCACCCGGCGTGCGCGCGGACTGGACGGTCGGCGTGTTGATGGGGAGGATGCCGAACAAGCGATTCGTGATTCTCGACATCGTGCGCTTTCAGGGGACCGCGAATGACGTGCAGGCAATGATCCGCGTGGTGAGCCGGACGGATCGCGTGCAGTATGATGATCGCGTCGAAATTTGTATCGAACAAGAACCCGGTGGTGCGGGTAAAGGCATGATCGACCAGTATGTGACCAAAATCCTCGCGGATTACTACGTGCGCGGTGTTCGCTCAACCGGCAGCAAGGTGGTGCGCGCTGCACCGCTGTCGGCGCAATGTCAAGCGCACAATGTCAGCATCGTCAGCGGCACGTACCTCTCCAATTTCTTTAATGAGTTGGAAGCATTTCCCTTCGGCGCACACGACGACCAAGTTGATGCCGTTGCAGGCGCGTACAACGAGTTAGCGTCCGGCAACGAGCTTCGACCCGCTTCCCGCGTGTTGCAGCGCTTGTTCCGGTACCGGAGTTAGGAGCGCGTCAACATGCCGACCTTTACGGGCTGGTTTTCGCGTATCTCGCGCAGATACGCGCCGTGGTTGTTTTTCCGCACCTGGGGCGGCGTCGATCAAACCCTGACCACCAACGAACTCGATGTCCGGCTCTATCGCTATCAGCGACTCTGGGATTATTACCAGGGAACCGCGTTCGATGACATCGAGGCATGGGCGGAATACCGACGCGCGTTCGGTCTCTACCGGCAAATTCGTCTGGTCTGGGATCACGTGCATGCGTTGGTCGAATTCTACGCGACCCACGTCTGGTCCGGCACCCTTCCCCTCGACGGCAAGCAACTGCCGGACGGGGTAGTCAACGCGATCCCGCTGGCGGAAGACACCCCCGACGATCTGTCCACCGCAATTGGACAGTTATGGCAGTGGTGGAACTTCCAAGAGACGATGACGATGCTCGTCCGGTACACCGCAACGCTCGGTGAGTTTCTAGTCGAACTGAGCGACGATGTGGAGCGTGGCAAACTCAATCTGAACCTGATCTGGCCGGGATACGTCACCTATATCGACCTCGATGAAGCAGGCAACGTCAAACACTACGTCCTCGAATACGAAGCATGGGATGAAGACGAGCAGCGGTTCTTCTATTTCCGGCGCGAAGTTGACAAGGAGTCATTCCGCACGTTTCGGAGCGACACGATCATCTCGCCGGAAGCGTTTCGACAGGTTGCGAGTACGCCGAACCCGTACGGATTTGTGCCTGCGGTCTGGTTCCGTCACATCCGCATCATCGGCAATCACGGCGAACCTGCGCTCTGGGCAACCCAATCCGAACTCGATGAGGTTAATGGCCTTTTCTCGCACATTATTGATAAATCGCACGTCAGTTTGAATGCGCCGATTGTGGTTGCGGGGAATATCGCGCCGACGGTGTTCCAGCGCTCGCTCGACAACATGGTCGCAGCGGCCAAGAACGTCTTTACCGAAGATGCGGACGAACCGCGTGAAGGCCGACAAGACCTCAATATCCTCGAAGGACCGGCAGGGACCAGCGTCTCCACGATTCAACTCAACGTCACCGATGCGGCCAAGATTCTCGACCGGATCATCGCGGGGATTGAACGCAAGGTGCCGGAAGTGACGTTCTACGAGCAGTTGCGCAGTATGACCCAGTTGACCGGACCAGCGGCCTCGCGCTTGCTCGGTGATGTCGAACACAAGTTGCGCGCGGTGGCGGGAAATTACGACCGCAGCTTGATCAAGTTGTTGCAAATGGGGGTTGCGATTGGCGGATTCCGTCAACGCGAAGGGCTCGCAGGTTGGTCCGCGCACAATGATCAGCAGGTCAAGTTTGCGCCGTTCACCATCGAGAGCTATCTCGCAGGCGACCTCAATTTTGACATCATGCCGCGCGAGTTGGTCCCTATGACGCCGCGCGAGCGGTACGAATTGCTGCAACTGAAGAAACTCGTCTTACCCGACCTGCCCGAAGAGCAACTGGCGAAGGAAGGCGGCTATTCGGAAGAGGCAATCCGCGCGTTCAATATGCCGACCGCAGCGGAGCAGGCGGAATTGCGCGATCTGAAGAACCAGATGTTTACCGAAGGTGGACCCGGTGGACCGGGCGCGCCCGCACAGCGGTCCGGTGCGCCTGCTGGTGGACCGCAAGGCGGCAATGCGCCGAACCCGAACGGCAAAGAGAGCAGCCCGTTAGCGAGTCAACGGCCATGAGTGTCCAGGCGTTCAAAATGCTCGCTGCGGAAGTCGGGGAGCAGACCAAGCAGATTCAACGCCTGACGGATGTGGTCGCGTCGATGCTGGAAACGATTAACGATTTACTCGACGCGGAACAGCACTGGCTCGAAGAAGAGCAGCGGAAGAAAGTCGTCCCGGTGACGATGGCGACCGATTGGGGCACCATCGTCCGTTATGAAGTGCATGAAGATACGTGGTTTGTGTTGCATCTCGACCATGACGGCATGGTTTTGAGACGATTCTTCCAAGATGCGGATGGGCGTCGGAGGGAAGCGACGGAGCGTGATGGCGTCAGCTACGAGCCTCGCGGTTGAATCACGCATTTCTGCGTACTTAGCGGTCCTGCCGATCCTGCGGTATTACACCGATTTGGTCGGCAAAGATGACGCGGTGTATGAAGTCGTGGCGGACGCCATCCACGCGGTCCGACACGAGCACGACCCCAGTGACAAACTCGCGGCAGCGTTTCATTGTTTCTCCGAGCGTCGTGATGTGTTACAACGCGTGGTGCATGCGACCGGGACGGGCACGCCGAGCATGAATCCAGCACGGACGCCGCTGGAACGCGCATTACTCGCGTGTGACGCCGGGTTATGTGCGTCCTTCAATGAGTCGCTGTTCTCGTTGCCGGTCGTGCTCATCCGCGTCGATCTGTTACGCGAGTCGGAGGACGGTCGTGGAGCCGAACGAGATTCCGTTTGAAGAATGGCTCTGCTCTAGTTGCCGCACGCTGCTGTTGCGGATCGTCCCGGCACCCGGCGTCCACATCTCGATTCGCTGTCGTCGTTGTGGCGCAATCATCGAACGCAAAGTCGAAGCGATCAAGAAAAACGGCGTCGAAGAAACCACGAACGAAAAAGTGGTCCATCTCTTTCACCGGCTCGACGACAAACTCGATACCGTCCTCGCGCAGATTCACGACGGGGCTTGACGCTACCGGCGAACGACTGTACGATCACTCCGTCACGCACTCTGCGGACTGTACAGGCCCAGGATAGGCCCAGCGCCTTGCCCTGGGTCTGTTTTTTTGGGTCCGGGCAGGGGTGTGGAAAGGATGTTCGATGCTGCGCGATCCGTTCGGCAATTTACGGGTTGGTTCGTTGTGTTTTCAACAAGAGCAACATGGTGGCGGGGGTCAAGAGCAGCAGCAACAACAGGAAAGCCAGCAACAAGAGCAGCAGCAACAGAACGAGAGCGAGCAGCAGCAACTCCAACAGGGGGCTGAATCGTCCTCTGAGCAAAAAGACGAGAAACCCAAGTCTCAAGCCAAGGTCTATTCCGAACGCGAATTCCGCAACGCGGTTGGTCGAGAGCTTTCGACCAAGGAAGCGGAACTCCGGGCAGCAATCCGCGCTGAAATCGAGACGGAGCAAGAGCTTGCGGCAGCCAAAAGCTCGGGCGAACTCTCGAAAGTGATTGAGGCTCAGGAGAAGAAGTTACGCGAATTAGAACCGTATCGCACCGAAGTCGAAGAATTCCGCCGTCTCGCGGAATCGCGCTACCAAGCCGCCTTCGATGGGTTGCCGGAATCAATCAAGGTCTTCGCTCCCGAAGAGAACGCATCGGCGTTAGAAAAGGAACGGTGGCTTATTGAAAAGGCACTCCCCGCAGCTTCCAAGCTGGGGGCGAGCGATCCCGTCAAGGGATTAAACGGCGAACGGGATGACCCGCCGAAAAAGAAGAAGTCGCGGGATGACGAACTGTTGTCGATTCGCGACGGTCTCTTAACGACGGGCGACTACCGACCAATGTAGGAGTAGCGTTATGGCGGAAGTGACCAAGGGGAATACCAAGCCGTCGCTTTCGACCCCGTATCCATCGAAGGAGCATATGGTCACGGGGTTGGTCGCAGGCGAAACCATCGCGCAGGGCGATGCGTGTTATGTCAATTCTTCAGGAAAAGCGATGAAAGCAACCGGCGCAGCGGCCAACGCCGCCGCGAAGGTGCTCGGATTCGCGGCCATGGATGCGGTGTTGGATGACGCGGTGACACTCATGCGCGGGATCAACATCGGTTATCAACCGCTGGTCGGTGGTTCGCCGGTTGCACCGGGCACTGACTTGTTCTTGTCGGGAACGGTTGCTGGTGGATTGGCAGACGCCGCATCCACAGGCGGCACCGTTCGCATCGCTGTCGTGCTGGATACTGACGGGCGCATTCTCGCGCTTGGCAACTACAGTTAGAGGAGATTGAACGATGCCTCGTAACTACGGCACGCTCCAAATCCTCGACGAGTTGTCCACGATTGACGCGGGCAATGTGTTCAACTACGGCGAGGATCGACTCTACGCGCACCTCAACGATTTGCTGACGGTGCATAACGCGATGACGCAGGACATCTTCGGCCTGCTCGTCGGCAACACCACCGATAACATTCGACGCTTCGGCGCACAAACCGTCTCCGGTGATATGGTCGAGGTCGATGAGTTCGGCGCGGCGGACGTGCAGAAGTCCCGCGTCACCGGCTACGACATCGGCTTCCCGCTGCGGGATTATCAGTACGCGATTGGCTGGACCCGGAAGTACTTTGAAACCAAGTCACCGGCAGACATCGCGAAGGAATTCGTCGCCGCGAAAACCGCTGACATCGTGAACCTGAAACGGCAAGCATTGCGCGCGCTCTATCGCGCGACGAACTACAACTTCATCGACCGTCTGGTCAACAGCCAAACCCTGCCGGTCAAGGCGCTGCAAAACGCGGACGGCTCGCAGATTCCGCTCGATCCCTTCGGTCAATCCTTTAACGGCGCGACTCATACCCATCTCGTCGGCTATGCAGCGGCCTCCGTGGTCGCAGCGGACATCGTGGCGCTGATCCGCAACGTCATCGAACACGGCGTCAATGGTGGTGTCGTCCGGCTCTATATCAACCGCGCGCAAGAAGCAACGATTCGCGGTTTCACCAGCAACTTCGATCCGCTGCAAGCGCCGCTCTTACGACCAGGCGGCGGTTCAACCGCAGACGTTGTGCTGGCTCCCAATGATCAGCCGTACATGATTGATGATCGTCTGATCGGTATCTGGGACGGCTTCGTTGAAGTCTGGGTGAAACCGTGGGTTCCCGCGAACTACTACACCGCCGTTCTGGTCGGTGGCACCAACGACAACGTGGTCGAAATGCGCCGACGCAACATCGCCGGATACGGCAGCTACCGCATGGTCGCGGAACATGAACATTTCCCCCTGCGGGCACAGCACTTCGAGCGCGAGTTCGGAATGGGCGTGTGGAACCGTTTGGGCGCAGCTATTCTCTACGGTGGCGGCACGACCTATGTCGCACCGACGATTCCATAGCGCGATTCATCAGGTCTCACCGTCAGCGCCGGTTTGATCGACTGAATTGTGTGTTGACCGGGGACGCAGGTCGGGAGCAACGTCCCCGGCGCAGCACACAGCATATGCAAGGAGCCTTCCACAATGGGCCGCACATCGGAACAACGTCCGAATCAGCAGAGCACGTCACGCGAAGAAGTGCGCGCGTCGGAGCAGCCGCTCGATCAGCGCGAGATTCAGCAAGTCGCGATGATGCCGCCGCACGAGTACAAAGGGATCATGCAAGCGAAAGTCGCGGCAGAAGCGGACAAGATCACGACCAACGAAATCGAAGAAGGCGGCAAGTTTGAAGTCGATGGTGTCATGGTCGATGCCAATGGTCAGCCGCTTGACAAGAAGAAAGACGACGAGAAGAAAGCGGAATGAACCGGCAAGACGCGCTCGCCTATCTCAACCCACGCTTCGACCACCTGATGCTGGCGGTGTCGCGCACGGTGGACGACAGTCCGTCCGGCTACGAACCGTCACTCGATGCGTCGTTTGCGCGCTATATCGCCACCGAAGGCTTACCCTCGACGGTGATGGATACGGTGGTGCCGAACGAAGATTTACCGGGATTTACCACGCTCTTGCACGCAACAACGTACGATCTCTTGCTGCCGATTTACGCGGTGCAAGTGGACATCTCGGTTGATGCGCCGTTGACCAATGTCAAGTTCTCGCAAACCTATCGGGCGCTGAAAGACCTGCGCGATCAAGCGTGGGCCGATGCAGCAGCGTTCGGCTATATCTCAGACGTAAACGCGGATGGTTTCGTCCTGACGTTGACCCATAACGAGCCGAGCGGAGCCGCCTGGCGCGAGTTCGGATAATCCCACATGGTACTGGCGTATGTGCCGCGTCTGCGACAGATACAAAACAGTCTCATGACCGACACCGTGACCACCTTCCGGCACGGGGTGCTCGTCGCATCTGATGTGCCGTGCCGGGTCACGGTCTCGCGGTTGTTTGCGGAATCCGCCGATCCCAGCGACGCGAACATGCGTTCGATGAGTGAGTGGGGGTTCACGATGCCGTGGGATGCGGATGTCGCGATAGGCGATCAACTCATCTGCGGGCAAATCGACGCGGTGGCGGGTGAGGTCTTGCATGAAGACACGTGGAAAACCGCGATCCGCGTTTGGGCCGCGCGACCAAAACTCGCCACCCCGCAAGTCACGGTTACGTTCTATCGTCCCAACAACATCGACAACGACATGCAGACTGTTGGCACCTTCAACGTTCAGATCGTGTTTGACCGCAATAAACCGGCTGAATCACCGCTGCGCTACGTTCCTGGCGGACGGTCAATGTGGAAAAGTGGCTGGTTTGTGGGCGAGATGGACCTGGCGGTGGTACGGGTTGAAGATCGCTTCGTTTTTGAAGGTATGGCTGGTGTGATCTACGAAATCTTACCGATCCAGCCGCAACATTTGGAACTGCGCTTCATGCTCGACGAAGGCGGTGCGCGCTAATGCCTTCGGCTCCGCGACGCGGTGCTATCGGCGGCGCGACCGGTGGCGGTCGCACGGTCAGTATTCGCTGGGACACGCACGAACTCAACGGCGCGACGATCATGAAGTACGACCTCGCGACGATCAATCGCTGCAAGCTGCGGATGAAAGAACTGGCGCGGGAGATGAAGTCCGAAGCGCAGAAGAACCCGCCGTGGACTTCCCATAAGGAACGTCACCCCTCACGCGCCTGGCCGAACCCGCGCACAGCGGCAGAACTGCTCTTTGCGTACGTCCGGGGGACGCGCGTCATTACCCTGACCTTTACCCACAGTCCCGGCACCATCTGGGTGCGCAAGCGCGACGGCGCGTCGTTCAACTACGGGATTCGCCTCGAAACCTGGCACGGTGGTCGGTTCGCGGTGATTCAACCAACGATTCGCAAATATGCGCCGTTGATGAGCCGGGTCATGTCGCATACGTTCAACAATGTTCAGGGTCCGGTTCCTGATGACGCAGGCGTGTTGATGATATGAGTGATCTGTTTCGTCACCTTTACGATTACCTGGCGAGCGATACGGTCTTGGTCGGTACGCAAACCAGTCCGCCGACCGGTCCCTTTTCTGGTGTGTTGACCGGTGGCTTGTGGCGTCGTCCCATCAAACGCTCGTCCGATCCGACCGTGCCCAGCGCAGGCAGTACCCCCGGTGCCTTCGGGGGTGAAGGAGCGGAAGCTGGCCGAATTCGCTACGTCGCGACTCTGCTCGATGAGGGCGAACGCACGCACGTCCAAGAATTCGCGATTCCGACCGCGATGCTGTACACCTTTTGGGTGATGTTCTACGCTCCGGCGCACGATGCGGGAAAAGCGGCAATCAAGAACGCGCAAGAACGGATTTATGATCTACTCTATGACTATCGGTTTGTGACCGATAATGGGCCGCTGGCGCGTGTCTTCTATGACGGCAACAGCGGGATCGCAGACTCCGAAGAATTCATCGGCGCGGTGTCTGATTTCTGTCGGTATCAGGTGGTCTATCGCAAACGGGAGATGGCGTAATGAGCGACAAGTTCAAAACCGAAGACGACGACGATGTGAAGCAGGCGCTCGATGAGGGGAAACCGATGCCTCCCGGCACGATTTATTCCCCCTATAACCGGGAAGCGACCGGCAGTCCGCTCCCCGAAGGGATGACGGGCGACGAGTTCGCGAAGCAAGCACGCGGTTGGGATGAGCCGACCAAAGCGAAGACGGCCAAAGAGACGAAAGCAACGACCGCGAAGGCGGACTCCTAGGTATGGGCACCCGGTTGCTGAAGTGGCTCGGTGATCCTCCGGCGCTCGACGCGGACAATCTGTGGACGGTGCCGGATTGGAGCTACGAGAACCGGCGACAGATCGCATTGCCGGGGATTTCCTCCTGCATTGTGACGCCGACCAATATCAAGGGATTGTCGCGGAGCTATCTCTGGGACAAAGACCTGCCGAATTACTTGTTGGAAGTCGATGAGGGTGACGCGCTGCTCATCCTCGCGGCGGTGCCGCATCAGTTTCGGGATGTGACCAATAATCCCTATCCCGAATTTGTGAAGCACGAGCCGATCTATATCCGGCGAAACAAAGTCACCGGTAAGAAAGAAATCGTGAAACCCGATACCAAGCACGGCGAATTCCGCGAACGTGTTGAGGTCAGCCGGGTTGACTTCTGAGGCGCGATTGCGCTGTCCGAGCACAACGGTCGGTATCGCAGTCGCCGCCTCCGGCACCTTCCGGGTTCGCTGTAAAGGCAAATTTTGTAAGGCTCCCGACGGGAAAGTGACCTTTCACATCTTCGACCTCGCAACCGGCATCCTGCTCCGGACCGAGCATGTGCCATACCGTGATCCTAGCGAGCTTCTAGGATTGACTCAGGTCAAGGAGAGTGCCTAATGGCAGCAGTACCGTACGGCGAGCTTCCGTTTGGAATACGTGATTGCAAAATCACGCCGTGGACCAACTCGACGACGCTCGGCGCATTTGCCGATCTTCCCCGTATTCGCTCGATTGAAGTCAATGTAACTCGTGACAGTGCCGATCTGGACGGCGATGATGTCCGGATCGCGACCCATTCGTTCGGCAAGGCCGTTGAAGGGTCGATTGAAGCAGGCGGCATCAACTTGACCGCGCTGGTCGCGCTCGCGGGCGGGACCGCTGGACCGGAAGTGCCCGGTCCCCCGAAAACCACGACCTACATCGTGCAGGGCAATGATGTCGAAGGCTATTGCAAGATCGAAGGGCAGATGGTCTCCGACGATAAAGGCGACCTCCACATCATCGTGTGGCGCGCGAAAGTGACCAATGGTCCCAACCACACCTTCAGCAACGGCGAGTACGCACTCACGTCATGCGATTACGTCGGGGTCTACGACGCCTCGGTGACACCGAGCCGACTCTACTCGCTCGTCCAGACCGATGCGGTCACGGCAATCACCTAAACCGTTTGACGCAATGTTAAACGTATGTTAAAATTACAATAGTCGCATGAGCGACCCTCATGCGTAGCCCGTAGTGAAGGGGCGTGCAATGGTCGAAGAACCGGTCCGTGGTGCGGCGTCGAGGAGTGTGACTCCTGACGCCGACATCATTTCCGCCTGGCAGTCCGATTTCGACTCGCTCAAAGCAGGCATCGGTACGGTCGGCAAAGTCGAACTCACCCTTCCCACCGGCAAAACGATCAAAGCAATGCGGCTCCCCCTGGTGATGATGATGCAGCAGGGATTGATTCCTGATGCGCTGAGCCTGATGGTGAGTCAGTTCATCGAAGGGATCGAGGGCGGCGATCCCGCGAAATTGGAAGCCGCGATCCGGCAATCCCTGGAAGAAGGGGATGTGATCGCGAATGCCCAGCGCTTGATCGGCATGCTCAATTTCGTCTGCGTCAACTGCATTGTGACGCCGCGCTTTGTGATGGAGCAAAGCGAGGCGAAGCCCGAAGAAGGCATCTTCTGGATCGCGCAGATGAATTTCTATGACAAGCAATATGTCTTCCAGTGGGCACAGGGGGTGGACCAGTCGGTCCAAGCCTTTCTTCACGAACAGATTGATGCTGTGGGAGCTGCATCTCATGGCGAAGGAGTACGGCCAACCGCCGAGCAGCTTCTTGCTTCCGGCGACGCCAGCGAATTCCTGGTTCTCATGGCAGATCAATCGCGCGGTGTGGCGATGGGGTCGATACGTCCAAGGGAAGATCGACGAGATGATCGAAGTTCCCGCGCCGAAGAGCAAGAAGCAACCAACGATGCGGGTGCCGAAGCACAATCCGGAACAGATATGGGCACTTCTCACGCAGCCGATTGATGAGATCGGCCAGGGTGCATCGTCCAATGGCAGGAAAGACGGGATCAGCTTGGAGGGACTGGTCTACGACGAGCATGAAGGTTGGCAGCAGATCGGCCCATCATGAGGGAGGCAACACATGATTCGGGCACTCCTCGTCGCCGTGATCGTGGTCTGTGCGTTGGGGGTCTTCGCGCGACCGCAGGAAGCGTCGGCACATCGTGGAACGTATCGAGTCAATGGGGCTTTGGGACTCAATCTCCGAACTGGTCCGGGTGGGAATTATGCCCGGATCGAGACAATGGCGAATGGTACTTATGTCAAGGCGCGTGGTCACAGTGGAAATTGGATGTATCTCACGTCCTATGCCACTGGACACACGGGTTGGGCATGGCTGGCGTATCTGGTGCCAGCAGGAGGCACGAGTACCAGCGCCCCCGCAACGGGAGGCGGAGCAATTTGCCTCACAAACTATTGGGGCGTCTATGTCTGTAGCTCGAACGACGTTGGCAACGCGATCAGATATTGGGCGGCGCAGTACGGTTTGGGTTGGTGGAACCTGGCAGCCACCGCTGCGTGTGAATCAGATTTCTTGCCTGGAGCGTATAACGGTTTGACCGGAGTTTCAGGCATTTTCCAGTTTTTACCGTCAACATTTTACGCCTATGGTGGCGTTAGCCTCTGGGATTACTGGGATCAATCCAGAGTGGCTGCGAAAATGTTCTCGCAAGGGTTGGCCTACCACTGGCATTGCGCCAGGTTGTTAGGGATCGCGTAGACGTTGTTGGTGTGGCAAGGCATGGGGAGGGCGACCGGGCGTCGCCCTCCATTCCCCGACCTGACGTATTGTCATTACGGACATTGGTTGTGTGGCTTCTTTGCGGAATGATTAGTCTCTTAGCAGCCGTCGCGCTGGCGGTCGTGATTATCGGACTCTTGTTTCAGTAAGAACCCTTGCTCCCGAAGTAAGGCTCTCCCGTGGGATTCGGCATCGGCGGGACCGGCAACGCTGGCGGCGCGACTGCGTTTCTCTATCTCAATGCGTCCAACTTCTCGCGGGGATTAGCCAAATCTGCGGGTGAGCTTGACGCATTCTTCAAGAAGGGCGCAGCGTCCGCAGGCGGCGCACCTGGACCGATTGCCCAAGTCACCAGCGCCGCGACGAAGGTCGCTACCTCCGGTCTCGCGATCATCGGCGTCGCGGCGAAACAGTTCATCGAATTCCAGCAGGCCATGACCAATGCCTTCTCGGTCATGGATGCGTCCGATGCGCAGATCAAAGAGACCACCCAAGATGTCCGCGAACTGGCGGTGGAGTTGGGCAAGTCCCCGACCGAACTCGCGGACGGTCTCTACGAAATTGCCCAAGCAGGATTTCAAGCGTCGGAAGCGACGCAGATTCTCAATGTCGCAGGCAAAGCAGCGACCGCTGGTCTGACGACGGTTGAGTCTGCCGCGAAACCGCTGATCGCGGTGTTGAACGGGTACGGGTTAGCCGCGTCCGATGCGACGACCGTCTCCGACAAACTCTTCGTCGGCGTCACCCAAGGTATCTTCACCTTTGAGGAACTGGCGTCGCAGATCGGTGACAACGTTCCCCTGGCACACGCGCTCGGCGTGTCGCTTGATGATCTGATTACCAGTTACATCGTTCTCACCAAACAAGGCAACTCCCTCTCCGAATCGACCACCCAACTCAACGGCGTCATGAACGCGCTGTTGAAGCCATCGGACAAGCTGATCGGCTTGTTGCATCAGATGGGGTTCGAGTCGGGCGAAGACATCCTCAAACAAAAGGGTCTGATCGGCACCGTTCGCGCCTTGCAACAGGAGTTTGGTCTGACCAACGATCAGTTGGCGGAACTTTTCCCCAACATTCGTGGTCTACGCGGTGAAATCGGCCTCCTCAATGTTTCGGAAGCGGACCTCTTGGATACCCAAGAACAGGTCGCGAACTCCGCAGGCAAAACCGAAGAGGTCTTCAAGAAACAAACCCAGACGGTTGCCTTCCAGTTGAAGGTCGTGCGCGAGCAGGTCCGGGGAGCCGCGATTGATCTGGGTGCGGGGTTCGCGCCGGTGCTGGCCAAGGTCGCGACGGAAGTCGGGAAAGCAGCGCAGGCATTCAGCAACCTCTCCCCAGCGATCCGTGGCACGGTGTCGAGCGTCGTGCTTGGTGTTACCGGCATCGCGAGCCTGCTGGTCGTCGTCGTCAAAGTCACGTCTTCCTTCATCGAAGCGGCTCGTGCGGTCAAGGCATTCACCTTCGCGATGCAAATCTCGAAGTGGGAAGCTGCGGCCAGCATTCTTGGTCTGATCGCGATTGCGATTGGCGTCTTAGTTGAGCGACACATGCGCTCCGCACGGGCGGCCCAAGAGCATGAAGATAAGGTCAAGGCACTCAACGAGGAATACATCAAGCTCGGTGATATTGTCAGCGGCCTGCGCCTTGACAAGCTCTTCAAGGAAGCGAACGCGGTCGCGGGGACGATGGCGCAAATCCAGGGGACGCAAGCGAGCCAGAACAAGGTCTTCGCGGATGGCGTCGCGCAGATCGCTAAGTATCAAGAACAACTGCGTGAGTTCGGCACGATTTCGCCCGTCACCGGCGAACTGGAAATCTTCCCTGGTCTTCCTGCCGACAGCTTAGCCAAAGCGCGGAACATCCAGAACGAACTGAAGAATCTGCAAAACACCGTCTACGGTCTCGGTGATGCCGATGGAGTGGCGACGGCTGCGACCGGGCTCCTGACCAAAGCGGCCCAAGATCAGCGGGTTGACATCATTAAGGTCGCTGAAGGCATCGACGCGCTGCTGACTTCCTACAAAGCGCACCTGATCACGGGGCCACAGATCATTGACATGTTCGCGCAAATGGGGGGCACCCTCGAAAACTACGCGCTCGATACGACGGAAGCAACGGAAGCAGAGCAGGCCAAGAAACTCGCGGATGAAGCGCTCGCCAAACAACAGGCTGACCTGCAAACCTCGACCGATGAACTGATCGCGTCCACCCTCGACGAAATTCGGGGCTTCAAAGACCTGGTGCCGTGGATGTCCGGGGTGCAGAGCGGTCTCACCCGGATAGGCGACACCGCCGCCAAAGTCGCGAATCGCATGGCGCGGCAGAAGCTTGGCGGCATTCTCGATCCCGAAGATATGAAGCCGGGTATTTTCAGTGCGCTCCAACTCTTGCGCGCGCAAGAAAAAGCGTACGCCCAACTCACCAAAACCGATGATGCGATCAGCCAGAACGCGGACGACATCTCGATGTGGAGCGGGCGGATCGACACCGTTACCGATCTGCTCGGTTTCAACACCGACACCCTGACCGAGTGGCGACGCGAACTCGATGCGGGTGAAATCAACCAACAACAGTTCAATGCGGCAGTCGAAGCCGGGTTCCGGGTCGAAGGGGCGTTGCCCAAACTTGATCGTCTGCGCGAACAAGGCCGGATCACGCGTGAGCAATACAACGATGCGGTCGAAGCAGGCATCTACCTGACTGAACGGAGTGTGGGCGGCATTCTCGATGAGGAAGCGGCAACCGCAAAGCTGCTCCCTGACTTGGCAAAGTACGTCGAGCTAGCCGACAAGCGCAATCAGGACATTAAAGACGCAACTCCGCAGCAGCGCCAGTTCATCGCGATGATGAAGACCGAGGGCGCACAAACCGCGATCAACACGCTGCAACAACTCTCCTACCTCGCGGCGATTGGCGCGATTCCGAAAGAGAAAGTCACCAAGTTCATTGCCGACACCGCTGCGCTCGACCCGGCAATGGAACAACTCTTCAAAGACCTGGGTCTGATCGACGAAAAAGGCCATGTCGTCAAGTTTGATGTCGATGAAACCGACTTGACCGATGCGATCAATCGGCTGAACACCAGCATCCTGACGCTGCCGACCCTGTTCGGGTATCCGGACATGTCAGACATCGAGAAGGCGCGTGAGGATGCGAAGAAGAAGCCGGTCATCATTCCGAGCCAGATCGAACCACCGAAGGGGTCCGGTCAGACGAGTGGTCCAGGCGGTCAGGGCGGCAATGTCGCGCCCCCGCCGAGCGATACGACCCCGGCTCCAGTCCAGCAAATTCCGCCGGTCATTGCGACCACGGTCAAGGTTACGCTCTCGGCGGAAGACACCGCTGCATTGGACCATCTCTATGGCCAGGTCACGAACTGGGTGGATTTCGTCACGACGACCTTCGTCTTCAACGGTGGCGGTGAGATCAAAGAAGTCAATGATCTCGACATTAAGCTCGGCAACTGGGACGAGAACAACGCCACCGTCGATACGACGTTCAATTTCACCACTGATACCGAGTTCACGACGACGTTCGATAGCCTGACGACCGAAGGTCATGCGGCCCAAGCGAATCTCGACATTTTGGTGGGAACGCTGCGGGAGAGCTTCGTTGCGATTGCAACGGACGCGTCGAACCTTGGCCTGGCGGCGGGGTCTGGTTTCAAGACCAACTTCACCAGTGGGGTCGATGGCGCGTCCGTGGTCATGAATGCGGAAGCGGGTGAGATTCGGGGCCAAGCATCGTTCGACCTGTTCAATGAAGGGTTTAATACCGGTCTCTCGTACGGCGTGGGACTATCCGCTGGTCTCTATTCCCAACTCGGTGCGGTGCAAACAGCGGCGGCAGCGCTGACGGCGGCGGCGCACAGTGCCGCTCAACAAGAGATTTCGGTACATTCTCCCTCACGAGCATCGTTCTACACCGGAGAGATGTTTGGCGAGGGGTTGATTCAAGGAATGGCTTCTCGCGAACGTGAATTGGCGTTGCAGTCCGCCTCGCTGGGGAACGCGATGAAATCCGGTCTTTACGGGACGCTCGGTCTCGTCGGGGGCGCAGGTGCAACCGCGACCATCAACTCGGTCGTGAGCGGCGGCGCACGTCCACAATTGGTGGTGCAGCAGCACAACTACGCCCTCTCTGCGAGTGACATGCAAAAGCTCTTGGGTGAGGCAACGACCGGTGCGGATTTCGCGCGTTCGTTGACGCACGAACTTGACGTACGACGAGGATAGTGATGGCAGGTACCGCAAACCAGATCATCGGCAATAAACCATCGACGCGGGACAGCGATTTCATCAAGCTGGGCACCAACGATGCCATGCGGCTATGCGTGTTCAACCGCGAAACCCGCCCGATGTGGATTCGGGAGATTGGGGCGATTCTCGGTCGCGCCGGAGCGACTGCGTGCGATTACCGGTTAGTTGCGTATATTTGCGGTACCAGTAGCAGCAAAGAAACTCCACACGTGCGCGCCTGCTATGTCGGTCTGCGCACGGTCAACAGCGTCATGACGGATAAGGACGGTGGCACCGTCGTCCAGTATCAGATCAGTGTCAGCGACACCGGTCCGCACGCCAGTAAAGGCGCGCTGATCCCCGCCAACACCTACTACGCGCTGGGTTATGAGCTTGACGCGGGTGGGCCGCTCGGTCATGGCTATCAGAAGTCGTCAACCAGTTATGACAACAACGATTTCTATGACATCACTGGGGTTAATCTGCCGCCGACTGCGTTTCCCGGTGATTACAACCACTACGACAAAGGCCACATGTCGGTCTGGGCGCTGGCGGATGAAAACGAAGCGCCTATGGTGCCAATCAATCGCGCGCCGTCCGGGATCATCACGACCCAGGTGCCGACCTTCCAAGCGACCTTCCGCGACAACAACGGTCGCTACCGCTCCAGCACCGATGCCGGTGACGTGGTGTCCAAAATCAACATTCAAGTGCGAAACAATCAGGACACCGCGATTATCTGGAACCCAACCTACGATGCCACCGCGACGGAGCAAGCAACCGATGAGATTTCGCGGACCTATACCGGCCCGACGCTCCTCCGTGGTCAAGAATACGCGTGGCGTATGCGCTTCCAAGACAGCGCGGGCGAGTGGGGTGAGTATTCCGGCTGGCTCGCAATCCAGCCGTCGCAGACGCAGTATGTGACCCTGACTGCACCGAACGGCAAGCAGTACACCAAAACACCGACCATCGCCGGTCGCTGGAATTCGTCCTTTCCGTCCGACCAGTATCAGGCGCAACTCTTTGTCGGCGGCAAAATCGTGGACGATACCAGTATCCGCGCGCTGGTCGTCGCAGCGGGCGCGACCTTCAGCTTTGCCTGGCCCAGCCCCGGATTTCTGCCGCTCGGTTGGGGCATCACCTACGATCTGCGGATGCGGATGCACAGCGTTTCTGGCGGTTGGAGCGATTACGCCTCTGTTCCAGGCGGTACCTTTAACACTAATGCGCCGCCGTTGGTCCCGGATAATCTCTCGCCATCCGGAAACGCGAAACCGAGTACCGCGCCGCTGCTGAAATGTTTGGCGATTGATCCCGACGATCCCGTGGAATCATTGATCGTGCGCGCCAAACTCTACGATGCGGCGACGAACGTGCAGGTCGGCGCGACTCTGAACATGCCGTACAACCCGTCTACCGGCTATTTTGAGGTTGCGTCTGGTGTCACGATCAAGAAAGCGTATTACTGGCAAGCGCTCGCCTATGATGGGTATCTCTACTCCGGCGAAGACGCGACGGTGGAAGCGAATGCGAAGCTCAGCCGCGCGGCCACGTTTACCTTTGTCGATGGTCCTATCGTCACCATCACCAGTCCCACCAACGGTGGCACCATCACCAATAGCGCGACGCCGCTGGTCTGGGTCTGTTCGACCCAGGCGACCTTCCAGTGGCAGATGTTCCGCACTCGACCGGGGACACCGGAAAAAGCGACGACGCAATTGTTTACGGTCGCCAGTGCAACGACCAAGACCTTTACCCCGCCGTCGGGCCTCGCGCGCAAGGGCGATACCGTGCGCTATTACCTGAAGGTGATCGACGGCTCCAATCTCTTCACCGAAATCAGCACCAGTGTCCTCTTGACCTATGCGCCACCGCCGACGCCGACCAACTTCAGCGCGACCCCGTACAAGGTCAGGTCGGAGCGGCAGCAAACCGCGATTTGGTTAGCCTGGGATCAGACCGACCAACCAAACTTCATCGCCTATCTCATCTATCGCGATGACAGTCTGGACCCGATTGCCCGGATCGAGAACGCGTTGACGACGATCATGGTCGATTACGCCGCCAATTCCGGCGAGAACCACACCTACGAACTGGTGCAGATCGTGCGGTCATCGGACGGGCTGATTGAGAATCCCTCTGACCCCGCGACGGCTTCGGCGTACATCAAGTTCAGCGGCATCGTGCTTTACCATGAGAACGATCCCGAAGGCGCGCGCATCGTCCTGGAAGCATGGGATGAGCGCTCGTCTGATCAATCCGGCAGCGATGTCATCCTCAATCCGTGGAGCGCGAATGCGCCGGTCACGGTGCGCGGTCCTGCGGTCTGGTATCTCTCGCAACTGACGCTGCCGTTGATCACGGACGACGCGAGTACGTTCATTCAGAAACGTGACACCGTGATGACCTTGGGTGCCCTTGGCGGACCGCATATCGTCAAGACCGGGTACGGCATGGTCCGACGCGTCACGATTCCGAGTGAGCGCGGTGTCTCGATCACCGATGCGCGCAGCGGCTTGATTCGGGTCAGTGTGCAGTTGCGCGATGAGGCCACGGGGGTCTGGGACTGATGAGCGATCCAAGCGATGCCTTGATCTTTTATCCCGATACGACGGCGCACGTCGTGATCAGCACCAGCGCCGACACGGAGTATTACTACGATCCCGCCGAATCGCTGCGCGTCGATATTCTGGCGAGCGACATCAATGTGCCGGACAACACCGCGAACTACCTCGAAAAGACCGAGTGGGTTGCGGTGACTGCCGGTCATACCTACCGTGCCCAAACGTGGTGGTCTACCGCCGCGCGGAACTGGTACGGCACCGTCGGCGTTGGCTGGTACGACGATATGGGCCTGTTGATCGGTGAAGATATTGTCCCGCCGATGACGTTCGTGCTCGAACGGGAATGGCGCTTTATCTTCGGTTCGGTGGTCGCGCCGACGGGAGTTGCCTACGCCTCATTACGGTTCCATTTGGTCACGGGATCACCAAATGCCACGGATACCGTCTGGTTCGATCATGACGCGCTGAATGATCAACTCAACGACCTCGCGTTGCCGATCACGAATCCCGGTTTTGAATCGGGCATGACCGGCTGGACCTTCGTTCCTGATCCTACGACCGCGATTGCCGATAGCACCGCAGTCGTCGATGCGACGATGGGCGCGAACGGGTCCGCGCATGCGTTGAAGATGACCTGGGGGCCGAGCCAGATCGACCAACGTCGCGGCATGTGCTACGTGCAAGCTGGCCCGCGCTTCCCGGCTGAAGAAGGGCATTACTACCATCTCCAAGGATGGTTTCGCTGGGATAGCGCGCTCGGCGGAACCACGGTCGTGCCGGGCATTGAATGTTTCGATGGAAACGGCAACCGCACCGGCCTGTCCTGGATCAACATTGACCCCGCTGACTATCCCCCGAATGTGTGGCATTTCATCGAAAATGACGCCATTGTCAACGCCGGATCGGTCGAAGCACACCTGGTTGCCGTGCTCTCACTGAACAGCGATGTCGTTCTCGGCACCACGGTCAATGGCTGGGTCGATGATGTCGCGGTGATTGACCCCGATCACATTGAGCGCTGGGGCATTCTGCGCTTAGGTGATGCGCCGGATGTCGATGCAACGGCGGTGCTCGATCCAGATTTGTCGTTCGACAACGTGGTTGGCAGCTTACGGGTAGACATCACACACAGCAACATCGGCGGTCGTCCTGGCGGGAATGATCCCTTTCAAAATATTGAACTGACCGAACGTATTGCCGTGCCCCAAGGAGCCACGAATATCCGGTTTCGGTATCGGGGTTGGGTTCGTTCCGAGGGCGGGTTTTGGAGTGGCTCGATTGGCTCCTTTTATTACCAGGCCGACGGAACCTATAACGGCAACCAGTGGGTCCAAGTCCCTCCGGTGACACCGGGCGAATGGACGTTTGTTGATGCCATCTTGACTGCGGTCGGGACGAATCCGTGGCTCTCCCTCATCATGGTGTTCACGCCCGTTGTGCCGTATCCTGCGCCGACCGATACGGTCTGGTTCGATGGAATCACTCTGGCCGACGCCGCGCTCGCTGGTGAGTTGCCCGATCTACCGTGGGCGCAGTTCGGCCCTGGTGGGAACATCGACGGTTGGGTCTATGGCAATGACAATCTGACGACGGTGATTACCGGAAACGTCAGCTTTGACGATACGGCACAGCCGTACCCGATGTCCCAAGGCACGATCAAGCTCGTGGTGACAGGGGGGACTGGTCTCCCGGCGAGTCCGATCTATGCGCGCGATACGTATGACACCCCGCGCTACGCGGTCACTCCGGGCAACGTCTACTTCGTGGATTGCGAATTTCGCAGCGATTCCACCAGTATCGGCGGCATGATCGGCGCAAGCTGGTATGACAGCGGCAATGCGCTGTTGAGCGCGACCTACGACGATCCATCCACCCAAGCGGTCGGCAATCTGACGCGGTGGACGCTGACCGCGCCTGCGAATGCGGCAACGCTGGAGTTGCGGATTGGCGCGACCCGGCTGACGAACAACAGCGCGACTGGAAATGTTTGGTTCGGCAGCATGCAGCTTTATGATCCCACCGGTCCGGCGCTTGCCGCTGTCCCGGCTGATGTGCTTCCCCCGGATTCCACCGAAAACGCAGGCGTGATGATCCGCGTGCTCCCGCCGCGCTGGTCTACGAACTTTATGGTGGTGGAGGGCTATCCATGAGTGTCGGCAATCGGCTGGGCGGGCAGAATCGCTGCACCAATCCGAGCTTTGAAACCAATCTGACCAGTTGGAATATCCGCGCCGGGACCACTGCCACCGTTTCTACGGAGCAAGCCAAGTTCGGGACAAGCAGCGCCAAGCTCGTGACGGGGAGTGGCGGCAATCAAGGGATGTACCTCGCAGCCTCCACCGCTGGGGTCACGCTGACCGGGGTCACGCATCTGGTCAGCAGCAAAATGTGGGTCTACGCCGCCGCTCCGTTGACGTTTCTTCGCATCCAGCATCAAGTCAACTACACGGATGCCAGCACCGTCAGCACCTATGTGGATGTGGGCTTAGGGGGCAAAGGGTGGCAGGAAGTGACCATCCCGCCGTTCAGCACCGATCCGGCCAAGACCATACAGATTTTGTATCTCCAAGTGCTGACCGTGACGGGCCACACGGGAGCCACGCTCTACGTCGATGGCGTCGATTGTCGCGTCGATGAAATTGCCTGCGATACCTACATCGACGGCAGTTTAGGCGCGGGGTATGCGTGGCTCGGTACGGCGCACAACAGCGCCAGCACACGATCCGCGATCATGACGCCGTTCGTGCCCAATCCAGTGACACGTGGTGGGCGCAATCGCTTCAGTAACCCATCCGCTGAAACGAACGCTGCCGCGTGGTCGCCCCAAATCGGCGGGGCGCACGTCGTAGCGAGCACCGATGCGGCCTGGGTGGGGAATCAAGCGGTGCGGCTGGTCCTGGGCACGCCCAACAATTCGCAACTATTCTGCGCTGCCGATATGACTGGCCTGCCGACGACGGGCATTCCGTTGACGATGACGGCCAAGTATCGGATTTGGGCACCACTGGGCATGACGTTCAAGGCGCAACTCTATTTTCGCTACACCCCATCTGGGGCCGACGTGCAGCAAGTGGGGCCATTCACCGGCACTGGCGCGTGGCAAGAAATCACGCTGGGTCCGTTTACCAGCAATCCGGCCAATGTCTGTAACGGTCTGTTCGTCTATCCGGTGATCACGGGCGTGGTCAACAGTAATGCTTGGGTGTGCTACCTCGATGGCATGGACGTGCGGATCGGTGAACCCGATGCGGACGACTACATCGACGGTTCGCTCGGCACCCGCTACACGTGGGTCGGAACGGCCCATGCGAGCGCCAGTATCCGCGCGGCTCAACCTGACGCGTTCGCGCGGCGGGAACAGATCGTCCGTGGTGGCCGGAATAACGTGCTCAATCCCAGTTTTGAAGTCGATACGGCAAGCTGGTCGCTCACGGGAGCGGCAGGATCGTCGATGGTCAAAGATACCCAGCAGGTCTGGGTGGGCTCTTCCAGCTTGCTGGTGAATTTCACGGCAACCAGTCAGGATCGCATATCGACCACGATCCCGCTTGGGCCGCTGGCGGCAACCGGGCAGAAACACCAAGTTCGGGCGCAGCTTCGTGCCTGGATTCCGTTGGGGATGAAAATTCCCCGTGTTTTGCTCCGCACCAACTACAGCGATGGGGCAGTCGATACGGTTGTCGATAACGTGGTCGGTACGGGTGACTGGCAAACGATCACGTTGCCGCTGACTTCAACTGATCCTGCACGGACGTTGGTGAGTTTTCTGTTTTATCCGCTCTATAACGTCGCGGCGCAACCGGGGTCGTGGTACTGCTGGATCGACGGACTCGACGTGCGTTTCAACGAGCCAGATGTCGATGAGTTCATTTCGGGATCATTAGGCACCGGCTACGCGTGGACCGGTACCGTTCACAACAGCGCGTCTACTCGTGCTTCCGTGCAGCCACCCCACGCGGTCGCCCCGCCCAGTCGCGGTGGGCGGAATCGCATCAAGAATCCCAGCGCGGAAACCAACGTCTCGTTGTTCGGGCAGCAGGGCGGCATGATCGTGTTGTCCTCAGACGATATTGCCTGGGTGGGGACCAAGAGCCTGAAATGTGTCGTCCAGGCGGCAGTCAACACAATACTCTACCAAGCGGCTGATCTGACCAGCATTCCCGTGATTGCGACCAGTGTCGATCCGCATTTGATCCACGGGCGCATCCGTTTCTGGGCACTGAACAATGTCCGCGTCGGACGCTTCCTCTTTCGCACGGCATATAACACCGCAGGCGTCGTCAGCTATGACGACAAGATCATTGATGGTTTAATCGGCACCAGCGATTGGCAGACCGTGGTGTTCCCCGCGACTGTGACCGATCCCGCGAAGACGATTTCTGCCGTTTATCTCTATCACTACACGGCCACGCTGACGAACGTCGATGCGCCGTACGTCATTTATCTCGATGGCTTCGATGTGCGTATTGATGAGCCGGACATCGACGACTACATCGACGGCTCGCTCGGCACACGCTATGCCTGGACCGGTGCGGCGCACGCGTCGATGTCTACGCGCCTGGCCAAGCCGCTCCCGGTCCCACCCGATCCCTTCGCGATTACCGCTGGCAAAAACTGGATCGCTAATCCCTCGGTCGAAGTGAAATCGGACGACATCGGTCTGCAAGGCAGCGCGAAGCAGGCGATGAGCGCAGACGCGTCGGTCTACGGCACGAAGTCGCTGAAGGTCGTCACCCATCCCACCGCGCAGTATTCCGGCCCGTATTTTCCGGCGAGCATGAGCGGGATCAGTGCGGGATCGCACGTGCTCCGGGCGCGCTTCAACATCTTGCTCGGTGCCGGTGTCCTCCATCCCGGCGTCTCCCTGCGCGTGACCTTCGTCGGAGTCAACGTTCCCGCTGAGGCCGTCACCAAAACGGTTGTCGGTACCGGGGAATGGCAGACTGTCGATTTAGAGATGACCACCAGCGCCAGCAAAACCATCGCCGGGGTTTCGGTGATCTTCAACATGGGGACGGTGACACGCACGATCATCTTCTTCGTTGATGGCGTCGATCTGCGGGTCGATGCGCCGATGGACGGCTACATCGACGGCAGTTTGAGTCCTCGCTATAGCTGGACCGGAACCAAACACAACAGTCCCAGTCTGCGTGCCGCGATTACGGTGACGTTGCCGAAGCTGCCGAAAACGGGACCGATTACCCTCTCCGGCGAATTGTGGAAATGCACGGTCGGCGGGTCGCTACTGGAAGACATCTCGCGTGAAGTCCTGAGCGGCAGAATTACTTGGAGTGCGGATCGCTCCGATCCCGGTTCCTCCGGTGGGACGCAGATGTCTGCCGAATTCGTGCTGCGTCATCCCGAACGGCTCCTGCCGTATATGGACTTCATTACGCCGTTTCTCAATGTCGATTATGGCAACGGCGACACGATCCGCCAGCAACTCGGTATCTACCTGACCGATATTCCGAATAAGGATTTCTACCCAACCGAATCGCAAGCCCAGGTCCGGGGGAAAGACCTGACGTGGATCATGGCGAACTCAGTCCCGACCGGGGGCTATCACGCCTTGGTCGGTCAGGACTTTTCGTTCTATCTGCGCCAGATCGTGCTCGCGTCGGGGTTGAGCCTGACCAATATCCGCGACAGCACGCGCGCGCTCGGCTACACCCGCAGCTTCACGCCGGGGATGAGCTATCTGGAAATGTTCAACAAGCTCGCAGGCGGGATCGGCTGGTACCCCGCGTTCATGGATATGGCGGGGAACATCGTCAGTCTGCCGTATCGCATCTTCACCGACAACACCCCGGTCGCGACGGTGACGACCGGCCAAGTCGTCAACATCGTCAAGTCCACTCCGGAGACGACCGGGATCGGCAACGTCTGCGTGGTGATTAAAGACAACGGCGCAAAACCGCCCTATGTCGTCATCCGCAAGAACCAAGACCCGCGATCCGCCATCAGCATCCCCAACGTGGGCCGGGAAATCATGATCGACGGTGCGCCGATTCGGAACGGTGACATCGAGGCATTGGGTGATGCGAAGGCACTTGCGAAATACAAAATCCAACTTGGCGCGTCCTACACCGATACCCTCGATCTGGAGATTTTGCCTGATCCTCGTCAGGGTACGTACCGGACGCTCGAACTCGATCTGGGCGACTTCTGGTCCGATCTGGCCGGTCGCTATTGGGTCAAGAGTTGGGAGATTGGCTTTACGCCCGAAGATGGTCCGACCAAACTCAAAGTGGCGCGGGTGGTCAACGTGTCGGACGATCTGGATGAGGAAACGTAATGTCAGATTTAGGCAATCAGGCCGCCAATCTGTTGCGGGAACAACTGAAGAAAACCCAAGACCGCTCGACCTTGCAATGGGGCGTTGTCACCGCTGTCAGCGCCAATGGCGTGAAGTTTCGGCCCTTGGCAGCGGACACCCCGACGGAAGAAGAGTTCGCCTGGATAGCCGGACAGATTCCCGCGATTGGCGATAACGTCGCCTATGCGCTGATGGGTTCGACCTGGATCGTGCTCGGTGTGATCGGCGGGAGTGGCGGGAGTGGCGGTGGCGGTACGGCCCCAACGTACATGACCGATCTGCTCGATGTCAGCGATACCGCAGGCACCCCGAACCAAATCCTCGTCATGATTGGGAGCGTCTGGACGCCGAGTGATCCGCTGTGGGTGCCGTACACCGGGGGAACGATCACCGGCAATCTCACCGTCACCGGAAATACCGACATTGATCACTTGGTCGGCGTCAGCAGCACGATCCCGGTGGTCAATCAATATCTGCGCTGGAACGGCACCGAGTACGCGCCCTCTGCGTTTATTCCCGACCTGACCTCAACCTCCATCAAGGCGTTCATGGATGTCTCCGATGTAACGCCGGGGTTGAATCAAACCCTGATCTGGGATGGCAGTCAGTACGCGCCGCGAGCGATTAGCTCCACCTTTGTCCAAGGAACGGCCCAAGCAACGTGGGTGATTGATCACGCACTGGCGTTCCAACCAAATGTCGCGATTGTCGATTCGGCAGGGGATCAAGTCGAAGGCGCGGTGACGTACACCAGCGCAACCAGAGTCACCGTCCAGTTTTCTGCTGCCTTTGCAGGCACCGCTTACCTGTCATGAGGTTTGAGTTAGGAGTGCGACGATGAGCCGGAAGTTCTTAACGCCGATTGATCTGGCGAAGAACGAACTCCAAAACGCGACGGTCGGCAATCTCGCCGCTGCTCCATCGTCGCCGGTGAAGGGGTTGCTCTACTTCAATTCTACGGACAATACGTTGTATTGGTACAACGGGAGCACGTGGGTCGCAGCCCAAGGTGGCGCGGGCGCAACCCCCGCATCGACCGTCACGACCGCCGCAATCGGTGACGCGGCGGTCGTTGGCACCGGGGCCAACTTCGCCCGTGAAGACCATAAACACGGCATGCCTGCTTTTGGGACCGTGACCGCGCAGACTGCATTCGGAGCCGCCTCCGGAAGTGGTGCGAGTACCAGCATCGCGCGCACCGATCACACGCACGGCACCCCGACCCATCTGACCGCCGATCACAGTGCGGTCCTGCTCTCCGGTCTCGCGGCTCCCACCGCCGCCGTCAACATGAATAACCAGTTAGTGACCAACGTTGCGAATCCGGTCTCAGCCACCGATGCGGCCAACAAGAGCTATGTCGATAACGCGGTGGCTGGGTTGTCATGGAAAGACACGGTGCGCGTCGCGACCACCGCCAATATCACGCTCTCCGCTGCGCAGACGATTGATGGCGTCAGTGCGGTCGTCGGTGATCGCGTCTTGGTCAAGAACCAAACCACCCAGTCAGCCAATGGTATCTACCTTGTCGCGGCAGGCGCATGGACCCGGACCACGGACGCAGATGTCGCGGCAGAACTGGAAGGGGCAGCGGTCTATGTGAACGAGGGCACCACCCAGGCGGATACCGCGTGGGTTATGACCGCGAACGCTCCGATTACTGTGGGCACCACGAACCTGACCTGGGTTCAGTTCGCGGGTGGTGGGACCGTGGTTGGCGGCGCTGGTCTGACCATGACCGGCAACACCCTCGATGTTGGGGCGGGAACCGGTATCAGTGTCGCGGCGGATACGGTCGCACTCGATACCACGTACTCAGATGCGCGCTATACACGCAAGTTCAGCCTCTCCGTCGGCGGCTCAGTCAGTTCGGTGGTGACGCATAATCTCAACAGCCGCGATGTGCTGGTCGATGTCTACCGGGTGGCGAGTCCGTTCGATACGGTTGACTGCGATGTGGAGCGCACGGACGCCAACAACGTCACGCTGCGGTTCACCGTCGCCCCGGCAGCGAGTGAATATCGCTGCGTGGTGGTGGGCTAATGACACGGAAGATTCTGGTGCCGTTGGTGCTCCCCGCTGATCCTGCGGCAGCATTGGAAGCAGCAACCAAACAGTACGTAGATGCGCGTGTTGCCGATACCGGCGACACCATGACCGGGGCGCTCTTGATCCATGCGACCGGAGTCGGATTTCGCAATCGACAGGCAAACGGGACCACCGAAGGGGTCGTCATCGACAGCACGACCAGTAACGGTGGCATCCAGACGCGGAACGGCTTAAATCTCGCCACCTATTCGGACAATGCCGGCGCGACGATGACCTTCCGCGTGAACGGAGCCGATGGATCGCATTACGGGGGAGGGTCCGCACCGACGATTGCGCCTGCGGCGGCGCTGGGAACGACGGCAACCGCTACGATTCAGTGGGCAAATGATGCTTGGATGTATGTCATTCTCAATCCCAACGGCACCGGATTAGCGACTGGTACCCTGGCAACAGTGACATTCGCAACTGCCCGCACCAGTGCGAACTACGGCGTCTGGGTCCAACCCAACTCTGCGAATGCGGTCGATTTCGCGAAATGGTACGCCGGTACCTATCTCGCCGGGAGTTTTGCGATCATCGGACGCACGGTCCCGACTGCCGGACAGACGTATCACTTGTTGTTGTGGGTGGGAGGTATGGCGTAATGAGTGTCCCCGCGCATCCCTTTCAACGCAAAGCAATGATGGCTGGGGTGCAAGCAGCCAACGTCAGCGATTGCTACGCCTGGCTCCAGTCCGATACGGTGCGCGATCTGCGGGTGCGTCCAACGCGGTTAGAGGCTGGGCCTGCGGCGTTTGCCGTGCTCGGCGGTGGACCGGTGCTGCGCGTCCCCGCGACTGCCGCAAATCCCGAACGCTTTCCCTGCGGGGAGCGGCGAACACCGCAAGATGATCTGACCTTTGTGTTGAATCAAGCATCCGACCTGGCCGGTGATGTGGTCTATGTGATGCAACAGCAACCGCCCGGTGAGCAAACATAAAGTCGAACAGGTACTCTATACGAAGGCGTTTGCATTTCATGAGAAAGGACGACGCAATGAGTGATCCAGCGACCAATCAATCCGGCGATGAGGAAGGGACGAACCGCGTGACTGATCCCATTGCCACCCAAGAAGAAGCAGATGGCCTGCGAGCATCGTTGCAGGAGCGACAGGCGATTCCGCCTGCGGAGATGACACCAGTGCAGGAAGACGCTATCGCCCTCGATCAATCGCGGCTCGCACAATGGGATGCGGACAATCCGGTGCCTGCATCGCCCCCGGAGACGGATGACGTACCGACGGAGGCTGCCGATGACACCGAAGAAGCAGACCTCTAATCTCGTCTTTGGCCAACTGAAACATCCTCCGTTTCAAGATCGCTTGATTCCTGATGCGCAGAACCATGCCTGGGACAATCTCGGTCAGCGCCGCGTGTACGGGGTCGCCCAACATACGATGGTCGGGTCGCTCTGGGGCACCGATCAGTGGTTCCGACGTGGCTGGGACAGTAACGGGCTGACCGATTATGGGATCGGAGATGTCAGTGATGGCGCAGGCAATGACGGCATCATCTTTCGTTGGAACGATCCAACTGGTCGGCCTCACCCCGGCGTCTCCCCGAATCGTTGGGGTTGGGCCTCTGGTCCGTGTAACGGCATGGAAGGGGACGGCCCCGCCTTCGTCCATAAGTACGGGGCCAATGCCGTCAACGGCTATCTCGTCAGCATCGAACGATCCGACGGCGGCAACCCGGAGCGCGCACCGTCCGACAAGTATTTGGAATCGTTCTGTCAACTAACGGCGTACTGGGCCGATCAAGCCAGGATTCCGTGGGATCAATTCCCGATCAATCCCGCGACCGGCCTCACGTTCTACTACGGTCACTTTGAATTCAGCACCAAGTCCTGTCCCGGCTATGCAGTCCGAGCCACGATTCCCGCGTCGATTGAGCGGATTCGCGCGATCCTCAAAGCAGCACAAGTGCAAGCGGCTCCTGAACCAGCACCGGAGGATGATCCCTTGGCTGATTTCCCCAAGTCCAACGTCGTCTTGAACAGCGATACGATCTGGCCGAGCTACGGCGGTGGCAAAGTCAGTCAAGCCTGGGCCGAGTACGGCGCACGGACAGGTATCTTCAATCCACCCGGCCAGCCGTGGGGAACAGATGAAACGCAGAGCGCCAAGATTTACTGCTTCGAGGGTGGACCCTGTTTCGATGAGCAGGGCAAACTGATCGTCAAGGTCAAGTGATGCAACCCAGCGAAACGGCATCCGGACAGACCGTGATGGCGGTGACGACCTTGCGTGATGTTGTGGAGAAGCTGGTCGCGGCGCAGCAAGGGCACAGTTCGTCCCTCGATGAGCTGCTGGCCGAGGCGACGAGTCATCTCGATCAGGCATGGACGATCCTGCAGAAAAAGATTGACGACATGACCGCACCGGCAAGTCGGGTAACGTGAGTGACTTGCTCCAGCTCGGCTTCCTTGGCCTGCTCCTGGTCGTGCTCTTCGGCGTGATTAGCTGGCTGGTCAGACGGCTCAACGCCTGCGAGGAACGCTGCCGCCAGTTAGAGGACACACTGTCCATGATTCGCCCGCACGAGGGGGAACGGTGGGATTAAGGAGAACGCAATGCTCACCTTGCTCAATCTGAATGCCGCGAACGACACACTCTTTAGCGTTTTCTTGGTGGCTGGGATCGTCTATTTCTGTGTCGGTGTGATCGCGTTTTTGCTCGGTCGTCCGTGGGGTCCGCGTCCGTAGCATGAACTGGAGCGGGATGACGGTGCTGATCATCGCCTTCATGATCTGGCTCATCATCTTTCTCTGGTGGTTGTACTCGGAAGGATTGCGCTGATGCCATTCAAATCGCGCAAGCAGCAGCGCTTCATGTACGCCAAGCACCCGACCATTGCGAAGCGATGGCAGGCGACATACGGCAATCCGCGCACGCAACGACGCAAGAAACGGAAACGCTGATGTATATAGGCGGCGGTGTGTTGGTGCTGATTTTGATTATCGTGATCGTGGTGCTGTTGCTGCGTGGCTAGCGCATGTCCGACAGCGCCAAGATCGCGCTGGTGATTTTCATCATCGTATTGATCTGGATGTTGGTTTCATAAAGGAGGCGGTGATGGCAGTTCTGACCACGCGCCGCAGAAAGAAACTGCGCAAATCGACGTTCGGTCTCCCCGGTTCGCGCAAGTACCCAATGCCGGATAAGCGACATGCCGCGAATGCGAAAGCGCGCGCCAAGCAGCAGCTTAAGAAAGGCAATCTGTCGCGGTCGAGTTATAACAAGATCGTCGCCAAGGCAAACCGCATCTTGAAAAAAGGAAAGACCACGCGCCGGAAGAAGAAAGGCTCATGACGAAACGCAAGGTCGATAGCCAACTCCTGATCAACGGTTGGCTGATGACGGTGATCGACCTGCTGAATCGCGCCCTTGACGAACAAGACAACGAACGCTTGCGCCAGGCTCGCGATCTGGTGTTCGCGGTGGCGCTCCCGGAGAAGCAACTCCAACCAGACGCATCTGCCGACGCGGAGTAGAATAGGACCGAGGACCGTCGCGTACTTTGTAGGGCGAGGTATAGGCAGACGGTCCTGTCCCCTACCGACGCCGACGTTTCTTCTGATTCGTCGGCGTCGGCTTTGTTATTTCACGCCACATTTCTGGACCCCGGTAGGTCTCGTCCCGTTCGATCCGTGTGACTCGGCTCTTGCGCTCGGTTTCGGGATCAACTTGGTAATCCTTCCGCGTCTCGCCGCTGCTCTTCAGGCCGCGCGCATGTCCCTCGATCCAAAACGTTCCAACCCCGTCACTGAGCCGACCGAAGCGCGGCGCGGACTCCCGGTAGGTGACGGGATGCCCGCGCACGGTGTGGAACGGCATCGTAAATCCGGTTGGTTGTGACTTGCTGGACTGTTGGTAGTTCTTGCCCGCCGAGAGGGGACGGACGACGAGCGTGTGATAGGAGACGAAGGGCGGCTTTTTGCGCCGGATTCTCGCTTGTTGTAACTTTGGCGGGCGTGTAATAACCTCGGTGCTGATGTTGCGGATATTGAGCAACCCAACCCCGCAGTAGAGCGGCATGATGTAGTTCGTGGCGATGAACGCTTGCACCTGCACATCGCTCCCGAACCCGGCGTCGCGACAGTATTCGACGATGGTCTCGCTCATCGGCACGATGTGAATGAGCAGATGGTCGCGGTCGTCATCTTCCCCGGCAAAGGTACCGTCCGCGCGCAAACCGAGCACCCAGGAGGCAATCGGTCCCGCTGGAATGGTCCCCGCACGGGAGTTCCCCCACGAACAAAAGAGCGTCCCGACATGGACGGTGGCGACCGCATCGTCCTCCCACAGTCCATCCATGTAATTCCACTCGGTCATCAGATCGGCGGCATCAGCTTCTTCGACATACATCCCCCAGGCGAGTGACATCCCGTGGATTTCTTGGGCGAGGTCACTCTTGACTTTGCTCATGTCGGCCTTCTCATGACATTCAAACCAACAGGCGCGGAAGGGGAGTCGGAAGCTCGGCAGATCATTGAGGGAGAGTTCGCGGTTGAGAAACTTCACTCCTGCCGGTGAGACATCAAAGACCTGCACCCGGTCATCCTGGGCAATGCGGTCGATCATCGTTTCCACCGACTGCCAATTGAAATGGACTGCTTTGTACGGATCGCTGATGACGCCGTACTCGCGGATTTCATCAAGCAGGAGACTCATGTCGCCCTTCTCCTGACTAACTCTCGACCGGATGGATCAGCGGCACGAACTGACTGTAGGCGGTAAAGATCGCGATTCGTTCCTCCTGCGTGAACGTTTTCGTTTCCAGTTCACAGAGCGGCATCCCGTTGACGTACATGATGTCGCTGAGCCGGTCGATCACGCGCGTGCGGAGATCGTGATCGGAGATCGCCTGCACGATCTTCATCCATTGCGACGGACGCGTGACGAGCGCGACGTTCGCTGCCGTCACCATCTCGTCCATGACCGCTGTCGATGGTGTCCCGTCCCAGATGCCCTGATGCAGTCGCACCAGCGCCTTCCTGAAGCTCTCTTCTAAGTCGTCTTGCCCCGGTGGTTTCTTGCTCATACGTGTGCCTGTTTCTTGTCGCTTTCAATCGTGCGCTTCAAGCCGAACGCGATAATGGACCGTGGTTCTTTCAATGCGAGGGAGAGCCACCATTTCCCCGATGGTTGCCGCAACAACGCGCGTTCGGTCCGCAAGAGCAACGCTTCCATCCGCTCGGCGCGAACGGATGACATCGTGCCTGCTTGGACCGCGATCTGGTAGCTGATGATCTGCTGGCGTATCTCTTCGCGGAGCATCGGGACAATCCGCGTACGCACGCGTTCGCCGTCGAAGCGTTCGTCGCGCGTGCCGGTCAACGGGGGAAGTTGACCGGTGAGCGCTCGCTGGCGCTCCTTCTCTAGCGCTTTCTGACAATTCATGCACAGTTCACCGGCAATGCGGTTCCGGATACCGGAGCGGTCTGCGGGCGGGTGACGCTTCAGATTATGGCCGACGGTGTGGCCGCAGCAATGCAGTATCTCAGTGAGGTCAGACTTCGGCTTATCCGATGTTTTGGGTTTCGGTGGTTTGACGGCTTGTTGTTGCTCGTAGGTTCTATCACCGTGCAATCGTTTCTGCGCGCCTATTTTCTTATGGTCTTCGTAGGTTAGCTTGCGTTGTCTCATGCCTGATGAACTCCTTGGTCGTAGAGCGCTCGCTCGTCCTGACTTTCATGGAACGTAATGGCACAGGCTTTGTGGCCCATCGCGAGAATCATCTGCATCTCATGGAGTGCATCCTCCTTGTCCTGTTGCGCGGTGACGTGCCACGCTCCAGTCTCTTTGTCTTTCCAGACGACGAGAAAATACGTGCCGTTCGTCATGACTGGGCCTGCCTCTCGGCGCTATCGAGCATGTCATCCACCTGACTGGCGCTCATGATGCGGATAATGCGGTGCTCGGTGCCTTTGAGAAAATGAAGCCTGGTTAATCGGTCATAACCACACTCCTCTGAGAGGGCGGCGTATTTCTCGTCTGAGATGACGACCAGAACCTCTTCACCCGGCGGACCACCGAGCACGCCACTCGCCTCTAGCCCAACCTTGAAGTCATCAAGCATTGGCGTTGTGCCGGGGGCGGGAAGATTGACCGACGTTTCGTAGGGGCCGTCTGCTTTCAGCCGGTTCTTTTTCTTCTTCGCCATCGCCCACTCACTTTCTGCGGTAATATTGGCATTACACCGCTGAAATGTCCCACTCACCGGGAAACTGCCAAAGATGCCAAACATACTGTGCGACGTTGACGTATTTTTCGTGTTTGGGATGCACCTGAATCACATCGACATCGGGCGGGAAGAACGCATCGCGCAACGCGTTCATTTCACTCCAGGTCGGCTCCCGGTCGGGAAACTTAATCGAGATGTGAAAGATGTTGAGACCGCTCGCGCGTTCGCGGGTTTCTCCGGCGAAGACGCGAATGCCACAACCTTCATAGACCGCGAGGCCGAGTCCTTGCTTGACGATGGGAATCTGTTCAATGCCCCAGCCGATGCGCGGGTGATAGACAACCTTCTGCTTGCGTGCCTCATCGACACTGATGTCGTAGTCAGCGCGTCTCAATTCGCCGTTGAAGGGTGGCCCGAGGGGAACGTTCCCCTCGGGCACCTTGATCCGTTTGATCTTGGCGATTCTCACGCCCTGACCTCTAGCAGATCGTCGTAGAGCGTGACCACGCTCGGCCACACATCGTCGGTGGGGAACGTGTGTCCATCCACGAGGCCGATCAGATTATTGAATTCGTGGCTGACCGAAAATCGCGGCGTGATGAGGCGATCTGGCCCCACCGTTTGTCGCATCATGACTTCGAGAAAATCGAGTTCGCCGCTGATTTCATGGCTTCGCTGCGGGAATGAGGCGATATTCGTGAACCGTTCGCTCTCGCTCAGGCGGTCCAGTTCCCGGCGCAACTGCACTTGCTTGCGCCGGGCTTCGTTCATTGCATCATCGTCGTGCTGATGTACGAAATTCGTGTTGTACCAGTCCATCATCGCCGGACCGATCAACTTGTCTTCCAACGCGATGTGCAACGCCTTGCCGGTAAACTCGTTCCGCAATCGCTCGTAGAGGATCACAACGCGCTTCCGCTTGATGTCGATTGGCTCATCCGCCGTTCCCACCATCTTCGGGACCAACGGGATCATCTCCTGTCGGACCAACTCCGGCGCGTTGTCATTGATGTAAATCCCGAAGCCCATCAGACTGTCATCGACACAGCGGGGCGAATCGCCCCACGGCAGATCGCACACCCAACTGACTGCTTCCATGACGCACATCTTGTAGTCGCGATTCCCACGACTCGGCGGGTTGTGAGCGCCCTGGTCGAGTTCGGTTACGCGTGCGAGTCGATAAGGGCTGATTCCTTGCTCGTTCAGTATCAGCGGCATAATGTTCCCCGTTTCTTGCTAATGTTGACTGCCGAGAATCCCTGCGATGTGCCTCCCGTTCGGTGCATCACCCCCTTTCCCGTGATCGCCACACTCAAATGTGGGCGTCAATCAAAACTGCATAACAGTTGGTATGACCGGAAACAACCTCATAACGTTCGGCGTCCCAATCCTGTGGCTCCTTCTTATTTATGGACATTGCCCAATAACCCATTTGGCCCTTCTCGTGCCACTCACCGTCCTCGGTCACAATCGCCCAGACGCTCCAATCTGCGGGCAACTCCGTGACCTTGACGATGTATTGGTCGGCACCGTCCCAGCCTTCCCAGCGACCATTGATCGTCCACCAATCCCAGCGGCTCTTCGGGTTGTACCGACTCGTGTATCTGCCCTTCCCGAAGCAGGACTGACAGGTGGGATCGGGCGCGTCTTTGAGCGGATGCGTCTCAAAGTAGGCGCGTTCCGTCGCTTCCCACGGTTTCAGCATCTCGTTCCACAGGGCTTGAAGTTTCTGGTTGTACGCGTCGAGTTCATCGAAGAAGGCATCTTTTTGTTCATCGCTGGCGAATTCGGTCGGTTGTTCGGGATAGGTCCAGCCGCGTTCTTCCACGACCTTCCGATGAGCGATGCGCAGGTCATCAATGGTGCCGTTGATCTGGGATGCGTACGTGTGCGCTGCCTCTTTCGCTGCGCGTCCGATGCAATAACAGATGCGGTCGTATTCCGGCACTTCCTTGTTCTCGTCGTATTCCGCGAGCCGTTCGTTAATCGCCATTTCGACAGCATCACTGTCGTTAATATCAGTGTCGCCGGGAATCAGCACCATCAAACCAAAATGCGTCACGACGTGCCCCCTTTCGTTGTCAGGTAGCGGATTGCCGCTCCCACCAATTCGACCGCCTGCTTGTGCCCTTCGCGGGCGTCAGCGGCAGTTACATACCGCTGTTGGTATTCAAACAACGGATGATCCTCGGGCACGCCGAAGATCATCGTTTCAAAGAGCATTGGTGGCCCTTCCCAGGCATGATCGAGCGCGAGAAACACGGTCGAGACCCAAATGTGCTCATCGGTTGCGGTCTCCACCCACGCGTCCGGCACCAGCATGGTCGTCAGATCGACCCGTGCTTGGTCGCGATCTTCAAACGAGCCGAATTGGAAGTTCGCAACCGGGTAGACGGCATCAGTTTGTCGATCCCATGCGTAATACGTTGGTCGGTGATCCATGTGCCGTCTCCCCGGTCACGTGCTCTCCCACCAGTTTATAGTCTAACATACGTGTGAGCTTATGTCAAGTCAGGTGAGGTGAGGGGCGCAAAGGTCTGACCCAGGCCGACATACGCATCGACCAGGGCGTGATCGAATGCTCGCTTGGTGAGCGGCATCCGGCCTTCTCCGAGCTTGATGATGTTGTCGGTCGGCGCGGCAACGAGGAAGGTGAAGAAGTCGTCATCGAGCCAGGATGGAACCCAGGCACCGGAACGGCAGACGAAGATCGCATCGAAGACCGGAAGATTGCGAAAGGTGGCACGACCGGTCAGCTTGCGGTCATAGGTGAAGAGCAGATTATCCAGCGCCTCCTGACTGAGCGCGATCCTATCCAGGTCGGCATGTCTGCGATGCCAACTTGGATAGCGGATATGGACGGTTGGCTGAACATAGACCGCGTACCAGAGGAGCCAGGAGCCGCATTCGATGATGCCGTTTCGCACGTTGTCGAGCGCATCGTCGTAGTAGCCGAGGTCATGGTGCGCGTCGAAACTCCAGATCACCGGTTCGTCGGTGTCCCACACCATCGGCTCGTAGATACGAGAATCGACCGCAAACGCGTGCGATTCCGCGACATAGAGCGGCGCATCGGGCACGCACTTGATTCCCTCCCAAAACCAGGTCTCATGGCCGGTCGTGCGCGGCAGTTTCACTCCCGCGTTGTGAAATGCCGCTGCCCGAATTTCCCAGAGATCATTGATGAAGAGCGGCGCTTCACGATGGCCCCAATCATAGAGAAAGCCTTTTTCGTAGCCATCCCGATCCGCAAAGAAAAAATCCCAATCGACGCTCAAAAGGTTCACCGCCGCCTCCTATTTTTGCGGGTGATGGGGATGCTCGGCTTCTCGTCATCCTGCGCAGCGACGGCGAGCATGGCGGCCCGTAACGCGTCGAGCACGCGGAAGAAGCGATCCCAGTCTGCTGCCGTCATATCGGTCGTCGTGGAAATCGTGACCGTGTGCACAGGAGTCACAGGTATCCGGATGTGCCTCATTGCTGATCTTTGCGCAGATTCCGACGCATATCAGCGGCGCGTTTTGCGTCGATCATCGCTTTCGCTTGCGGTGCCTCGCCGTCAAGCATCATCACCCCCGGTTCGGCCTCACTCGCGTCATAGAACGACACCAGGACATACGCGACCTGGCGTTCATCGAGTCCAGTTGTGTCGATGCAGACGAGTTTGAGGCCGTCTCCGACCGAGAGTCTTCCCAGGTGTCCTTCGAGCCACGGGTGTTCGGTCAGGTTGAAATGCCGTTCCACGAGTGCCCACCGGCCCGGTGTGCAACAGTGCATTGATCCTTCCTCGTGCTCGACTTTGGCTTGTTCTGCCGTGATGTCGGTGATGTGATCGTCATGCTGATCTGTCATTGTCACTACCTCGTCGAAGCAGGTTGCCCTGCCTTACCGCGCCAAGCCCTACCGGGCCATGCCATGCCTGGCCTCGCCTCGTCTCACCATGCCGAGCCATGCCATACCGAACCTAACCTAGCCATGCCCGACCGGGCCTTGCCTCACCGGACCTTGCCTCACCGGACCTTGCCAAGCCATACCTAGCCCTGCCTCACCCGACCTCACCAAACCGGGCCTCAGCGAACCGTGCCATACCCGATCACGCCTCACCGCACCGGTCCACACCGCTCCATGCCGTGCACGACCTAGCCATACCTTGTCGGACCCTGCCTTGCCATACCGCGCCACGCCAAGTCCGACCCTGCCTCGGTTGGCTCCCGGCTGCGCTATCACCTGCAACCGGAACCACGCCATGCCTTACCGTACCGGACCCTGCCTGACCGAGCCTTGCCCGACCCCGCCACGCCTTGATTTTTAAGGCTCTACTGCTATGGTGATTGCGGTTACTGAGAACCGACCGAATGTTGGCCTAAAATCGCACAACCCAACGAGCCGACCGGCTTGGTTAATGAGATGGGTCATCACGGGCAACGGTAGATATTCCGGTGTCGTGATCAACAACTCGAACGTCAACTGCCAACCCTCACGCATTGCGGGGCGAACGCGGGTGATACCGTTTCGCTGAACGGTCACACGACGACTATCCTCATAATCCCAACTCGCCGTCTTCGGTTGGAATTGAGCCACCACATCAAGCGCGATCACCCCGGCTTTTGCGAGGTCAAACGCGCTCTTGCGCGGCGATCTTGGGTCTTGCATGAACTTCGCGCTTTGCTGAATCGACGCTGCGAAGTTTTGCCCAGGAACACCGAGATAACCATCGGCATCCCGGTAGACATAACTTTCCAAGTCATCGGATTTCTTCGCCTTCGACCCTTTGGCTGCTGCTGCTTTCCCGGCCACTGATGCGACGTTCCAGGCGTGAAACAGCAACGGACTCACCCCGATGATACTGGCGGTGAGTCGGTACGGTTGTCCTTGAACAATGCTATCTGAGCCACCGTTCGTGACTTGTTGCTCATCAACTGCGAGTTTCTGATCTGCTGCTACAGGCATTCCCCGTTCCTTTCATAACCTCGCCACAAAAAAACCACGCCATGCCCTGTCTTACCGTGCCGGACCGCGCCGGACCGAACCGCGCCAGACCGTGCCATGCCTCGCCTCGCCTTGCCGGGCTTGACCTTGGCTCACCGGGCCTCGCCTCACCAGACCATGCCTCGCCTGACCTAGCCTGGGCATACCAAGCCTCGCCCTGTTATGTCATGCCTTTCCACCTCCTCGCTTAATCGCGTCGGCAATTCGTGATAAGAAGCGATCTGGATATTTATCTGGTGCCCCTAAGAGGTCGTGATAATGAATTAGCTCAGAAATAAAGTCCTCACGGTCATCGGGATCGAGCCGTGCCCAATAGCCGATCAGAATCTCGCGCAACTCGTGGTTCGTCATATTGCGCAATCGGCAACGTACGAGATTGTTAGAACGTGTGTAACTTAACTCAACCGCAACTTCTGGCTTGTCCATTGCCCCTTACCACTCCAATTGGAATTCCCGGTGCTGGATCGCGGCTCCCGCAATCACCAGGGAGAAGAATTCCCGGACACCGATGGTGATGGTGCCGTCGAGGTCATCGCCTTTGACTTCCCCGTTTAAGGTCAGGTTATTGCCCTCAACATCAACGTCTGCGGCCCAATTGCTGCCCGCGACGAAGATGTGATCGTTCTCGATGTTCAGCATCACGGTGAACGCACCAACGCGCCAGGAAATGTGATGCGGTTCAATCACGCGGGCGTTCATCTCCGCGTCCGTGGTTCCGTACACGATCTGGGCTGCTTTCAGTAACCGTGCTGCTGCATCAGCGGCGTGCGTTAGTCCCGGTGTCAGTTGACTCGACACAATGTTGGTCCCCCAAGGACGAGCTACCGGTGGCGTCATGGTCATGGAGAGCAGATTTCCACAAGCCAGTATGCCCCCTGAACGAAGGAATCGAGCGGCGCTGTATCGGTTTCCTGACAGCGCACACTCGATTCGGAGCGCCGAGCACGGGACCAACGTGCGTCTCCCGGCTGGAGGACCGGGCGTCTAGGGTACTGGACCGTCGGCGCATGAGACCGGGGTTTGACCCCCGACCTTGACCCCATTGTACGTACGCCCACGATCAGTGTCAAGCACTAAATTTGAGCGCCAGCATGTACTAAAAGCACGGATGCACTGACTTGACATACGCGTCTCCGCGTGATACCATTGCACCAGGTGGTGCAAGGTTGAACCAGAGAAAAGGCCGGTGGGGGCGAAGCCACCGGTCCTTTCCAACGGGGAATTACCGAACGTCCCACCGAGGCACATGGAGCAGGACACGCTGAGTCTAGCAACGGGAGCGACGCCATGCAACATCCTGAACCCGCACGCGACGGCAAGATGATTCAATTCACTTCGTATCCCCGTGATGAGTTTCCGCCGCCGCGACCACGCTGTCGCGTCTGTCATCGCCGGTTGCGGTCGCAGCCGTGGAGCACGCTGATGATCGGCCCGATCTGCGCGCGCAAGCAACCGGCGTTACTGGCGATGATCCGCAACGAATTCGCGCAGGCAGACAAAGCACCAGAGTTTGCGAAGCTGTTGGAGAATACCGGGTTAGCGGTGTCATGAGTTCGGCGCTGCGCTCGCTCTGGTCGAGCTACATTCCCAATCGGTACGGCGCGTTCGGGACGGTGTTGCGCATACCGCTGACACCGGGGCAAACAATGGAGGAAGGAATTGACGTATGGATGAACCGGTTGAACGCGAACGATTCAATGCCTCAGACCACCTCACTGACCTTCGGGGTCGGGCCTACCTCGAAGCTGCAACGGGGCAGTTATCCCTACACAACGAAACCGGCGCTGCTCGATAAGTGCTAAGAAAGGACAATTCGGTGGCTGAAGTTGAACGAGTACGATTTCGACCAGAGGACCACATCACCGACATTCGCGGCGCTGCCTATATCGAAGTGAAGTGGCGTTTAGTGTGGTGTCACGACTACGCGGAAGCTCATGGCTATCGTTTAGAACTGGATACGCAACACATCGCGATGGACACCACTTTCGCCGCGTTCAAAGCGACAGCGCGGTTGCTCGATGAGAACGGGATGGTCGTCAAGGCCGCATCCGGGTACGGCACCGAGCAATCGCAAGACTTCGGAGATTTCATCGAAAAGGCCGAGACGAAAGCGCTCGGTCGCGCCCTGGCCGCGTGCGGCTTTGGCACTCAGTTCTGCGAGGACTATGACTTCGGGTCCGAGCACGGGTACGTCGTCGATAGCCCAGTCGAGCAGCGCTCTGTGCGCACCAGCAGCGGCGGCAGCAATCGCAATGCGGTCGTGACCAACATCAACGGCGGCAGCCGGGGCACGCCGAACGATCTTCTCACACCACGTCAGGCGAGCTACATCGAATCCCTCTTGAACGAATACGGCCAACGCGGGAATGACGTGAGCGAACACCTGCGCATCTTCGGCACCCTCTCCCGTGCCACCGCGTCACAGTGGGTCGATCAGATGACCAAAGAACGGGTGCTGCCACTCCTCCCAAAAGCACCGAGCGCGGCGAACCCGGCTTAGACCCCGATCTTCGGTCGCGCTTGGAAACCGATAACGATAAAAGCCGGGTGGTGTGGGGGAACATCGTCCGTCATGTGGGCGATGATAATCTAACGTGGGTGAATCTGATGGACATCGCGACCGGCGCGGCGCTCGTTGCGTCCGATCCGTTGGAGCATGCCTTCAAGTTCGCGATTCTCGCGGAGTGTGCGCCGACCGCACAGTTCGTGGACATGATCTACACCAACGCGCGCAATTGTGGCGCAATGACGCCGGACATCGAAGAAATTGTCGAACGGCGATTAACGAGGGAGTTTAGTCGGACCACCTGAGAGGGCACGCATGGTCCCGAACATGCAGGTGCCGCTGTCGAAGAAGCAGAAACTCGTGCTCTACTGCTTGACTGACAACGCGGCACGCAATGGCCCCGGTAGCGAACGGGAGGTTGTGATGCGACGCAAGCAGATCATGGATGCCACCGGGTTGTCCGAGCGTCACGTCCCCTATGTGTTACGGAAGCTGGAGTCATTGGGCTACATCACGACGATTCCGCAACGTCGTCCGGACGGCAGCGCTGATGCCAATTGTTACGTCGTCCACGATCTTGACGAGCGGAGAGCCGAAATCTAAGCTGGGAGCGGGCGCTGTGGGACAACGGTCGCCCGGAGACAACCCTCTCCCTCCTGGCGATGATTCTTGCGCAACAGAGTCATCGTCGGCTCAACAATGCGCCGGGCCTCTGCAACGACCCGGCGCATTTCCCTTCCCTTGACTCCCGGTTGGCAGCCGAGGGAGTGGCCACATCATAGCAAAGCCGGATTGATCTACGAGTTGCCTTGAACACTTGTCGGGTGTAGGCTACCTAAAAGCGAAACCCCAGACCGAAGTCTGGGGTCGCACGGCTCTTAAATTGTCGGACTCCAAAGGGGGCTACCAAAAGAGTCCTTAGCTGGGGGCTTGGGAGCACCCGTTCAGATGAGGGGCTGGGGAGCACCCTATCTGGTTTTCACACTACCACGTGCAAAGTCGTTTCGTCAAGTCCCTTTGTTGTTGCTCCCAGGCATAAGGGACACCGGGATTCGTAGCAAGCTGCACAAAAAGGGGGGCACATCGTGATCGTGACGCAGAAGACCGTCATCGAGATTCTGTCAGACAACTCCGTTCCTCTGACCGCCCGCGTGGTCTACGTCAAGCTCGTTGACTACTGCACGAGAGAGCGCGGCTGCTTCCCCGGCGAACAACGCATCGCAGATGATCTGAGCCTTTCGCTTCGGACGGTACGTCGTGCGTTGCGGGAATTGATCGACATGGCGTGGATTAAATGCACGCACCGTGGTGCAACAAAGACCAACGTCTACGCCTTGAATCGGTACGTCGATGGTCTGGAAGTGACCGGTCAAAATGACCCATCACATGCACGGCAAGCGGTCAAAATGACCGGTCATGATGGGTCAAAACGACCGGTCATGACCGGTCAAAATGACCGCCAAACTAAATTAGAAGAACGTAATAAAGAAGAACTACCTACCGGTACTATCGTACCGGTAGCACCGCCCCCCGAAATCCCCAAACCAAAATCGAAGGCAAGTGAGAAACCTGCTCCCGCGAATTACGTGCTGATGTCAAAGTTCCATCAATTGCGCGGAACAGAAATTCCGGCGCGCGACAGCACATCGTTCGGAACCGAAATCACGCAAGCAAGTCGTCTCGTCAAAGACGGTGTTACCGCAGATGATCTTCCGGCACTGATCGAGCATGCGTCAACTTGGGCGAAGCGGGGAATCACGTTGGGCGTACTGGTATCCGATGTTGCTCAGTGGCGTGATAGCACGAACGGAAAGGTGCAGCCCACTAAGAGCAAGAATGAACGCGTGTTCGATGAGTTTTATCGCATGATGGGGAAGCCCCGCGACGGTGCTGCAACCGTGAGCGATGTCTTTGAGGCGCAAGGACGAGTGGTGTCATGAGTGATCGGCTTACTGAGGCGTTGGAGATTATGTTTGAGGTGATGCCGTCTTCGCAGGAAGCGACGCCCCGCATGATTGCGACCTACGCAGATCGCCTCAGTAATCTCCCTGAAGATGCGGTGCGCGAGGCGATTGCCCTCTTGATTGATACCAAGACGTTCCGCCCGACGATTGCGGAGATTCGCTCAACCGTGGCAGAAACCAGTTTATTCGTGCGGAACAAGAAGATCGGGGAAGAGGCATGGCAGGAGGTAGTTCAGCAAGCGAGTGCGGTGGGCTTCACCGAAAACCGGCCAGAGTTGCGCGTCTTTTCGGGTGGTCGGTTCCACGACCCACCTAGGCCTATGTTCAGTGACCCGATGATTGAGAAAGCGGCCTACCTCGTCGGGTGGCGTCGTATCTGTCAGCACGACGTGGAGAAAGAAGGGCCGTTTATCAGAAAGGAGTTTTTGCGTATTTACGGAGAGCTTTTCTCGGCAGAAGTCCAGGCGTTGCAGAGTGGCGCAATAGCATTGTCGGAGGGCGAGGACAATGAGCGAGCCGTTTGAATGGACCAGCAACCGGCCACCGACGCCGGAAGAGCAAGTGGCGATTCAGGATGTGTACGACCTCGCGGTGGGATTTATCAACGACGACACATCACTCGAAGAAATCCGTGCTGCTTCCACCGGAAAGCAACGCGCGGTGGCGATGAAGTTTACGAAGCACCCCCAGCACCCGATGAAACCGGCATTGCGGATGATGATTGACGCGTTGGTTGAGGACCAAGACGGCATCATCACGACTGAAAAGCATCTCACGTTCACGACTGCCGATCTTGCCGAATATCAGGCGATTCTGGTGACGAAGAACGGGCGGCGTGTGCTTCAGTTTCCGTTCAAACATCCGTGGGAGAAGAAGCCAGACAAGGATGGGATGGGCGGTGTTCGTGGCCGTCCACTCTATCGCGACAAAGACGCGATTTACAACCGTGAAACACAGGCAGCACCGTACGAACCGGAGTGGTGGGAAGAAGAAAAGCCGCCGAATGACAACGAGTTGACATAACAATCTAGCACGGGTGTAATGGGACCGGGAACCACCTGGTCCCATTCGCACGAAAGGGGGCAGCGCATGAAGGAGAAGCGCCGCCGATCCGACATCCGCGCGAACGCGGTTTCGTGTCAGGGCAAGACGGCCTTCGTCACGTTCGGGGAGGCCGAACGGAACCGGAAGCATCTGCGCTATGACATCGGAATCAGGGAGCCGATGACGACCTATCGCTGTGAGGCATGTCATGCGTATCACATCGGTCGGATCGCGGAACAGCAGCAACGCAAGCGGCGGATGTTCCGTCGCTGGAAACGATGTCTGATGATGGAGGCACAGGACAGTGAGCGCGGTACGGGCGGACGAGCCAAAAGCACGACACGATTTCGCCGCTATGTGGGGCGAAAAGAGCAAGAAGTTGGACGAGAATATCGCGCAATTCGTCGAATCAACCGGCTTGAAGTCGCGCCGGGATGCTGATTGCATGGACCCCCCGATTGCCAACGGCCAGCGCATGATCGTGATCGCCGGGGACGGAACGCGCAGGCCCGATCTGGTCGGGATTACCGGTAGCGTCGAGAAGAAGACCATCCAACGGCAGACCTACTATCTCTTCATGCTCGACAACGGCGAAGTCGTGACCTCAGACGATGTGTGGTGGCGGCGTGAGTCGGGTGTGTGATGACGGAAAAGCATCTACCGCTGGCAGAAGAACTGTTGCTGGTTTGCCCAGTGTGCGGAGACACCTACCAGCATCACACGACCGTCACGATCTTCGACCGGTTGGGCGGCGAGGACGGTCAGAGTATGGCCATGAACTCGGCGCACGGAACGTGGGTGGCGATAGCGAACGCAGACAACCCATCGTCGCGCCGCGATGCGGTTCGGGTCCATTTCTGGGGCGAGTGCGGGCACACCTGGAGTCTCGATTTCGTCCAGCACAAAGGGCAGACGTTCGTCACCGCGAACCTGATGATCGGCGCTGAGACATCGACTTGACATCGCGTCGGTTATTTGATAAGATACACGTATACGAAAGTTAGGACAGGAGGAGCAATGGCAGATCAGGAAACTTCGAGCGCGTTGACCGAGCAAGAACGCGCGTACATCGCATCGTTGCCGCCGATCACGTACGTCTCCGCGAACGATCTGACGCCGGAATTGCAGGCGCGGCGCGCCGAGGACATGCGCAATATGTACTACGATCCGGAGAACCCGATGTCGATGATTGACATCGGCATCGTCTACGGATTGACCCGCGAACGGGTGCGCCAGATATTCAAGCAATTCGACATTCCGGTCAGACCTCGGCCTGAGGCACGGGCGATTGCCCAGCGGCGGCGGGAAAAGATCGCGGCAGGATGAGTTGGTCTGACTTCTTCTGGGGGCTGGTCATCGTAATCGCGTTGACGGTCTGGATGCGCGGTGTCAGTAACCACAACCACCGCTGGCATTTCTACGAGTACCTGTTCAGCGGGTGCTTGTTGACCGTGCTGCTGGTCGCCGCACGGCAGTTTTTTTAACGGGGAGAACCAACATGCGCTTCACGGCGATGTACATCGCAGACATCTCGCGACTGGGCGAGCAGTCGGTTGATGAGCTATACGACTCGATGGAGGGCAAAGAACGCGCCGGGAAAGGGATCGTCGATGAGTGGATTGACGAGCACTTCAACAAGACCGTGCGCTGCATGGTCTGTGGCACCCGTGGTCGCGTCAACCCGAATGACGACAACGATATGGTCATCACGATCAGCAGCGAAGGTGGCGTCATCATCGCTTGTGATGAGTGCTTGGGGATGTTCTGTTACACCGCGATCCTCGGCATGCGCGACAAGCAATCGGGCGAAGTCGTCGGCAGGATCACGACCGATCTGGTCAAGCGCACGATCACCGGGGCCGAAGAAAAGCTGGCGAATTCGATGGGGGGGTTGATCGCGTTGCAGCAAGCCGCCAATCTGTACCAGCGAACGACGCGGGAGGACGATAGCCCGGAAGCGAAAATGAAATGGTTCGCGGAAAAGCTCAACTATCAGGCGTAGGTTGCGGCGGAATACGCAGGGACATGGGCGCAGAATGCGGCGAGATTGTGGGCGCACATTGGAACGGGACATGATGGTCGTCAGAACAGCCGATCATGAATGGCAACTGTTGCGCAATGCACTGGACGAGCGCGATGCGGCGAATGCGCGCGCCGACCATGCGGAACGCCGACTCCACCATGCGAACCGTCTCTTGACGATTGCGTGTTGTGGTCTCGTCGGCTTGTGGTTGGTGTTCATGCTGGTGCTGCTGTCGTGAAAGGGCGAGTCGATGAAAGTGACCAAGAAGCGCACCATCGGCGGGGTGATCGAAGTAGACAAATTTGACGATGCGGAGCCGGTGCGTCATGCGACGGTGGATTGGACCGGGTTGACGGACGCGCCACCGGTTGAAGGCGCTCTGACCACCACGTTTCCGGTCGAAGATGAGGTCAAAGCCGCCGCGACGCTCGTCCGCGATTGGCTCAAACGCTATGAGCAATGGAACGCGGACGCGATTCCGGTCATGCTGCGTCACGCGCATGTGCCTGACGAGACCAAGCACGAAATCTTTGACGCCTACCGCAACTCCATCGGGATATTAGGGTCACTCCAAATGGCGATGGACTTGATTATCAATGGCATGTCGGTCGAGGCTTTAGTCGATCCTGTCTTGGCGCGGGCGATGCGGTCGGCAGCGCGCACCGCCGACACCCCCGCCGACGAGGACTTCGAGGCCGACCTCTCCCGGCCTGACGACGGCGAGTAACCCGGCATCCGTTTGAGCGTTCACATTCGCCACGGTGTGCCGAGGCATGGCTCGGCAAGGCGGGACATGGCGGGGTTTGGCAGGGCATGGTATGGCCGGGCGTGCTCCGGTCAGGCGAGGCATGGTTTGGCCCGGTTTGGCGCGCTCCGGTTAGGCGAGTCGTGGTACGGCGAGGCAAGGTCAGGCGAGGCAAGGTCAGGCGAGGCGCGGCGCGGTCAGGTCTGGTGAGGCAAGGCGGGACGTGGTGCGGGAAGGCGAGGTCCGCTGAGTTGGGGCTTGGTTAGGCACGGCAAGGCTCGGCTCGGTAGTGCGTGGTAGGGCGGGGTATGACATGGCATGGTGAGGCCGAGCCGATCCCGTATGGGAACGTAACGTAACGCCGTACGGCGAGCAATATCGCCCTCGCGTTGACATTCTGATGTTATGAGAGTATAATACGTACGTGCGAACGCGCACACACCATTAGAAAAGCGGTTCTGATGGTCGGGCAGCGAAAGGAGTTGCGAGTGGCAGAAGCGGAGGAATTACCAATCTTACCGATCCTGCAAGTAGGCACCGAACAAGCGTTCACGGGCGAGGAATGTGTTTATGTGCTGACGCGTTACTTGGCGGGTAACTGCGACGGTGCGCACCGACCGGATGGCGTGGGATTCAACCGAGTCCAAACGGCGTTCGGTCATCAAATGGCAGAGCAACCGTTTCGATACTGGACGCCACGTCAAACGTGGGCCATGTATCGGGTGTTGCAAACCTACAAGAACACGCAGTTGGCACCGTGGTGGGACTTGGTGCCGGAGATACCGGAGCCGGTCAATCCCAACGCCCAGCGCGAAGCGGAGTACGCGGAGTGGCGACGGAAGAAGGAACCAACCTACGAGCCGCCGAAGCAGTTTCGCAAGATGGTGACGACCACCATCAACGGCCAATCGTTCATCGAGCTACAGCAAAACTACGATCCCGGCTTGATCGAACGGATCAAGATGCTGCCGCAGCGTCGGTACCTCAAAGAGCGGCAATGCTGGGTCGTGCCGATTCATTTGGACGCGTTGGAAGCCGTGACCTCGTTCGCGATGGAGTACGGCTACGAGATTGAACCGGAAGTCGAAGCGGCGATCACCGAAACGATGGATGCGTTCGCGGCACGGATCGAGTTGTCGCATGCGTCTGATGGCGAGTACCAGATCGCGCTGCCACCGGGACTGGAGTTGTATCCCTTCCAGAAGATCGGCGTGCAGTACGCGGAGCAGGTAGGCAACGTCCTGATCGCGGATCAAATGGGTCTCGGCAAGACCGTGCAAGGGCTCATGACCGTGGCGGTGACGCACTCGTTTCCGACCATTGTCCTCTGCCCTGCAAGTCTGAAGCACAACTGGTTTCGCGAAACGCAGAAGTGGATTCCCGGCAAGCGGGTCGCGATCCTGAACGGGGGCCAATCGCAACCACTGACGCGGGTCAACGGCGATCCGATGTTCGATGTGGTCATCATCAACTACGACATCCTCGGCAAGTGGATGGAAGAGTTGACGTTGCTCAAACCGAAAGCCCTGATCGCGGATGAGTGTCACGCGGTCAAGTCTCCGAAAGCCCAGCGGACCAAGAATGTGAAGGTGCTGATCGACGCGTGCCCTGGGATGCGTCGCATCTTCCTCTCCGGAACGCCGGTCGTGAACCGGCCAATGGAATTCTGGACGCTGATTTCCTTGCTCGGCTACAGCAAAGAAATGGGTGGCCTCATAGATTACAAGCGTCGCTACGAGAACGCGTGGCAGTCGCGCTTGCATGAGTTGAACACCAGGGCGCGGACCTACTTCATGATCCGGCGTTTGAAGGTCGATGTTCTCAAAGAACTGCCGGACAAACAGCGGACGATGGTGCCCATCGACATCGACAATCGTAAGGAATATGACGCGGCGGTCAACGACATCGCGGGCTACTTCGCGACCAAGAAGATTCAAGGCGACGAATACGACGCGGTGAAGATGTCGCTGATGGCGCAAGCGATCAGTCAGGGCATGCTCGGTGACGAAGGCATGAAGTGGGTCAACGAGCAGATGCGCACGCAGTTCGGCGCGGACTACAGCAAGTTCTACCTAATCGCGGCACAGAACGAAGAGTTGCTGCGGTGGGAAGCGCTGAAGCAACTGGCGGTCGAAGGGAAGATGGCCGGGGTCTACGCCTGGCTCGATGAATTTATGGAATCGGACGAGAAAGTGGTGGTGTTCGGCCTGCACACGTCGGTGATCGAACGGATCGCGCGACGCTACAACGCCCCGTACATTCACGGCAGCGTCAAGATCGAGCACCGGCAGTATCACGTGGATCGGTTTCAGACCGATCCCAAGTGCCGGATGATTGTCGGCAACATGCAAGCAATGGGGGAAGGATTGACCCTGACAGCGGCGAGCAACGTCGCGTTTGTTGAGTACGGCTGGAACCCGAAGACCCACGATCAGGCAGAAGATCGCTGTCACCGCATCGGGCAAAAAGATGCGGTCATGATCTGGAACCTGACGGCGGAAGACACCATCGACGAAGAATTGGCGGCGATGATCGAGAAGAAACGAATGGTGGCGGATGCGATCCAAGACGGAGCCGGGGTCGCGAATCAGATGGAGATGATGCGCGAACTGCGGGAAACGCTCGGCAAGAAATTGGGACGCGTCCTCTAACAGAGGGAACAACGATGGCGTTAGTGATGGAGCGGAGAGAACGAACGGAACCGGCAGAGGTCGTGGATTTAGTGTGGCTCGGCGGGTTTCTCGATGCGCGTGGCTCATTGATGACGAAGGGCATTCCCCGACTCATCATTCGCCACGAGGACGAGGACATCGCCCGACGGATTGCGCGTCTGACCGGGGGCACGCTCAAAGGCCCGAAGCGGGATCAGTTTCCGGATCGGGACAAACCGGGCGCACCCTACTGGCTGGTGACGCTCTTCAACTACGAGAGCCTGAAAAACCTGTTTGACCGAATCAAACCGTACATCAGTGAGGCTCGGTACAACGAAGTGACGGCAGCGCTAGCGGGGTACGATCCGCCGAACGCGAAGAAGGTCGAGTTTAGCCAAGAAACCTGCGGGTATTACGATGTGATTCGCCCGAATGCGTCGGGCTATGTCGCGCACAAGCGACGCGGTGACGAACCCTGCCGGTTGTGTACCGAATGTCAACGCGCGTACTACCGGCAGATGCGATCACGGAGAGCGGAATGAACGCGCGCAGGGCACGCCGCAACCAGATGTATCAATTTGTCTGTGCGTACTACGAGGCGAACAAGCAAGCGCCGTCGTACCGCGACATCATGACCGCGCTTGGCTATCGCTCGGTCTGCGGCGTGCAACATCAACTGCGGAAGTTGGAGGCGGATGGTTTGCTCACGCTTCAGCCTGGCATGGCGCGCGGGATCGTAATCAATGCCCACCAACCGCCGCCTGATGACGAACTGGAACGGCTCGCGCGTCAGGTCGTGGTGTGCTGGGAAGACGGCGCGCTCGGCCCCGCGATCCGCGAACTCGCCGGGTACTTACAGGGTCTTGATGAAAGGAGGCATGATTTGTAACGTCTTGACATTCACATACGCGCGTGATACCATATAATATCACCTGGAGAGACGTGAGAGGAGGGCACCAATGAAATGAACGACATGGACTGGCAGAAGTGCGTGCGACTCTTTGCGCGGGCGAATGAAGAGAAGCTGTCATTACTGCCACATCCGACGCTGGCGAACACCGCGATGGTGCGCAGCGTCAAACATCCCGGCACGATCTACGTCGTAGATCAGTACCGCTGCACGTGCCCCGCACGGGGTCAATGCAAACACCGGGCGCTCTTCGCGTTCAAATGGCCGGGGATGTTGCTCCGGATCGTAGACCCGCTGACCTTACCGGGCATGGAACCGGAGGAAGGAGTCGAAGCAACGGCATGAGGGACTACATCGTCATCACGGGCGAGGAAATACCGAGCGTCACACAGGCGTTGGACGAACAGTTTGCCGCCGTCTACCACGAGAAGGATCGGTCGTTGCGGCGGCAGTTACGAGCGGGATGGTTTGCGGCATGGGACCGCTTTCATGCAGAGGCGAGGGAAGATGAGGCGCACGGAGGGCAGGGCGAAGCACGATCCGATCTTTCGCCGGTCGGTGGGGGAGATTGTTTCCGCAGTCGAGGAGCAGCCGATCACGACGCTCCCGTATCGGGAGCCGGACAGTCCCCATCCGATCACCGAGTTTTTTAGTGAGCGGGCGCGCTACAACGCGGCGACGATGGAGTGTCGGTCTGGTGCGGTGGCGTACCTGATCAATGTCAGCGAAGGCATGTTCTACTCGACGAAAGCAACCCGGCCACCGAACCCGGCCTTCTTCTTTGAGACGGAAATTCCCTATCCGGTTGGGTTCCGTGACTACAACGGCTCGTCGATGTCGTTCGGCTGGACGCCGCTGGCGTACATGCTCTACTACGACCGCGCTAACTCGCCGTCGAAGGCGCTGAAAGCACTGTGGAACGCGAGCCACGAACGGTACGCGCGTGATTTGTGGTGCGCGTTTCTGCGGAAGGGCATGTTGCTCAAATTTGATAGCAGCATGCACATGCTGTCCAAGATCGTCGGCTACACCGATCCCCCGATTGAGTGGCTGATTGACTTGCTGTGGGAACCGGAGAGTGAGCAGCGCCAGAACGGTGAGGCGATGGTCGCGTTCGAGACGGCAGCGCGCGATTTTCAATTCAAGTGGAATTGCGGCGAGTGGTTTGATCCGAATTCCAATGCCCGAACGACGAGTGCATTACGGAAGGCGCTAGCGATTTAAGGAGGCACACACCAATGGTCTGCAACGAGAGGGCCGCAGCGCGCGAAATCGAGGCGCTGGACAAGAGGATCGCGGGGTTCGGCAAACGACCGACCACGTTCGCGAAAGGAGGCACGCCGCCATCCGTGAAGAGCACGGACACGGCGCAAGTCGAGAAGATCAACCGGGAAGTCGCGGCGATCCACAAGATCGCAGACGGTATCTTGGCGGACGTGACGAAGATCACCAAGGATGCCGCTGATCACAAGCGGATGCACCTCGTGTCCTGGGCGAAGAACGGGTGCCCGAATGATCCCGACGACGAAGACGCCGTTGGGATCGAGTTAGGAGATGTATTGGAAGATGCCCTGAAAACGCGCAGAGAGGCCGTAGAAGCGGTGAAAGCCCGGTTATTGGGGAATCTCCCCATTGTCGAGGAAATCGCGCCGCACAATCAAGATTCTGAGCTAACGGATGAGCAGCTACTCGCCATCGCTAGAGAAGCGTTGGCGAACAAGTCACGCTAGAAAGGACACACCGCATCATGGAGGCACAAATCATTGTCACGGTCAGTCAGGACGAACGCCGAGTCGCGGTCTATCACAATCCCGATACTGGCTATTACTTCTGGATGATCTATCAAATCAATACCCCAGCCAAGCAAGTCAGTCAGACCGAGTATCCCGATCTGTTCGGCGCAATGCTGTCCGGGTTCGGCGTGGCGAGCAAAGACCTCGAAGGCGATGACGAGTCCGACGATGAGGGCAGCGACGAACGAGAGCCGCTTGACAGCGTTGACGACCGTGAGGCCATCGAAGAACCCACACCGGTCGAATCGCCGAAGAAGCTGAAGTCGGGTGATCCCGGCTACTGGACGCCGGAGCGGAGAGCAGCCCACAGCTTGACGATGAAGAAGCGCTTCGCCAGCCCGGAAACCCGCAAGAAGATCAGCGAAGGCATGCGCAAGAGTTACGAGCGCCGCAATAACGCGCTCTCATCCCAGCGCACCTAGCTCGGATCGGCCTGGCACCTGGGGTGCGATCCCGGTGCCAGGTGTTGCTAGATAGCAATCTCGCCAGTGTCTTGACTTTCACGCGCGTATGTGATACAATAGACTTGTCGGAATTGATTCGACACCCGGCGGGAACGGTTCTTCCCGGCGTTCTCTGGAGGGAACAGCGGCAATGGCAAAGGCAATCGTGACACCGGAAGAGGCAATCGCGGAGATCGAAGAGTTAGTCGAAGAGAAGGCGGCAGCGGACGCCGCTGAAGAAGAAGAGATGAAGAAGGGCATGGCTGATGTCCGTCGCGATGAGATGTCGGCAACCTGGTGGGAGGCGTTTGACGAGGACGGCAATCCGATCCACGTCGGTCAGATCGTCGGCCTCTGCGAGTTCGTGATCCACGAGGGCAAGGACGACAAGGAGCAGCCAGCCTATTCATCCAGCATGTTCAAGAATCCGCAGGATGATCTGGAAACGGCACTGGGGTACAGCTTCAAGAACGTCGCCCAGCGGGCCTTCAAGAAGCGCTGGAACGAGTTGTTCCCGCCCGAAAAGCGGAAGCAGATGACGCGCGAGAAGCAGGCAGAGAAGATCGCGCGTCTGCAAAGCGAAACTCAGATCGAGCGCCAGGAAAAAGAGATCGCGCTGCTTCAGGGTCAAGTTATGGCGACTGCGATGGCCGCAGGGAAGATGCCGACCGTCGAAGACTTCGCGGAAGTCGGCGTTCCCGTTCCCGAATATCTGCAAGCGGCGTTGGGCCTGAGCGCCGCCTAAGACGCGCTGGTGGTTGCGGGGCGGTCCCAATTGGGACCGCCCGTCGTCATCTCTGGAGGGATACGGCACATGACTAAAGGCACCGTGCGCGTCGATTTGGAACTCGCGGAAATCGGGCAGAAGTTGCTCCAACTGAACGAGCAGAAGCGGCAGATCGAGCGCGAAATCCATGAGTGGGAAACCCGGCAAAGCACGCGCTTGAAGCTGATCGCCGGATTGGATCACGTTCATAATTTCCCGACCAAGGATCAGGCCCAGTTGATCACGACGTTCAAGTTGGCGATGAGTCAGTCAAATCCGATCTTGTTGACGGTGGCGTTCAATCTCTGCACGCAGACCGGCGCAGACAAAACGAACTGGCGTACGGAGCACGGCGAATCAGTCGCGGTCGCGTATCAACGACGGCTCGCGGAATTGGAGAGCAAATGAGCACAGGCGACGGCACTAACATCTATGAAGAATTAAGTGCGGCGGACATCAAGGCGGTGTCCGAAGCGGTCGGCGTGCTCCGCTTCACCGTGCTTCCGTTTCTGGAGGCACACAAAACGCACGGCGCACATTGCCCGTACAACCATCCGGTTCTGCGCAAGCGCTTCAGCGATGCCGAGGAAGCACTCTCGGCACTAGTCGAAGGCGACATGGAAATCCAGCGCCGGTTGGAGGAGAAGCATGGATAAGGGATTGCCGGATCGCATGAGCGGCGCGATCACTCTGCAAGATGCGGCGACGCTCGATCTGGCGCGGATGGTGGTCGAGGAAAAGGTGTTTGCCTTCATGCTCGCCCACAGTGACCACGATCCCCGGCATTGTCCGTACGCCGATCCGGAAATTATCGACGCGGTGACGACCACGATGGCAATGCTGCGGGCACTGGTCGATGCGTTCAATGTCGAGCGCCGGGAAAAGGGAAAGGACGAATTCGTCTCCTTCGATAGCGGCAGCGTGCGTGTGGACGAGGGCTTCGATGCGTGAGCACACGTTTCACGAGCCGACGTTGCACCATCCCTTGACCAGAGGGCCGCTCTACGTCGTGTTGACCGAGGACGGCAGCGGTCCCTATGGGCGTCAGATCGACGAGGAACCGTTTTGGGCTGGCGAATGGCTCCACGCGTCAATCCCGCCAACCCGAATGAAGCCGACCAACGGATTCCGCGTCAGTACCGAACCGTGGGATGCGTGGGCGTTTGAGGATATGCGCGTCTATGAAGTGGCAATCAACGGGAAATCGGTCTGGTTTGAACTGGATCATGCCTGGTATGTGCAGGCTGTCCAACTGGTGCGGCCAGCGGCGAATCCGCTCTGGTTCGAGGCCGTCCGGGAATTTGTGGCGGTGGACATCGCCACGATAGACCTGCTGCAACCGGACCGGCTCGGCAAGGTGCGCTCCCAACGATTCCAGTCGTCCGAATCCTGGCTCGACGCGATTATTAAAGCCCGTATTACCGCCCGTGGCGATGACGACATCCTGTCGTGTTCGTACTTGTCGCGGTGTGCCTACAACGTGCGTTCGGCCTTCCCGCACAACGTCCGCCAAACCCCGTATGCGCTCTTCAATTACACGGCGCGGCGCAGCATGAAGAAGCGGCTGTCGTCGTCTCAGGTACTCGGCCCGGCGACCGAGCGCATCATCTTGAACATGCAAGCGGCAGCAGGCGCAATGGCGACGATGCTGATCTACGAGCAGATCGCGGCCTCGGAGCTACACGACGATCTCGATACGATCCGGGCGTGCTGGGCCACCATCGCCAGTGGCTACGCACTGGTCGGGGTGACGATTGATGGCGTCCCGTTAGTCGCGGCGGGACCACGGCAGGAGGCGGTGCGATGACCACCTGGCAAGAACGGACCGAAATCTTCGTCGCGAATGTCGGCACGCGTATGCTCCTGACTGACACCGGGCCACTGAATCGGGAGTGGTATACGTTCAGTGAAAATGGAAACTGGCTCCAGAATTATCGTACCCTCCAGAACGCGATCTATCCCGGCGACGCGGTGCTGGTCGCATCGGCGCACATCGAACGGAGCGCTGTCGCGTTGTTGCGCGCGACCCGACTCGGGCGTGGCGATGAAGCGCTCGATCTGGCGCGGGTCGCGTTTCAAGTCGCGCGGCGGCGGACCGAATTCCGAGTCGTCTTCGGTCAAGACACCGGCTACGACATTCGTGAAGTCTATGCGACCGATGCGTACAACATGACCCTGGTGACGGCGATCAGCGATGCGCCGGGATCACTCGACACGCAGCGCTCCCTGCACTGGATTCGCTCGGCCTGGCAGGTCTGGGAGCACGGCTTCTGCCGGATCGGTCATCTGCTCTATCCCGACGGCAGCGACAAGATCGCGGTCGTCTCTGGGTACAGCGCCCTGGCAATGCAATGAGCCGGATGGAAGTGACACTGTTCCGCGTGATCTGTGACGACTGCGGCGTCACGCGTGAGATGACGCCGACCCGACCGGCTGATTTGCACGGCTGGGTGTCGATGGCACCGAACGATCCCCGTCGTCTTCTCTGGCAAACGGTAGACTACTGCCCTTCCTGTTGGCAACAGCGAGGGGCAGACAATGGTCACGCTCAAACCAAAGACCGAGCGGGAATTAATGGCCGAGATTAAACGCGCAGCCCAGGAACTCGGCTTTCTGGCCTATCACAATCTTTATTCGGTCGGCTCCGATCCCGGCTTCCCCGATCTGACGATCAGTGGGCCGATAGATTGGCCGACCGCGACGATGTTTTACGAAGTCAAGGGGCCACGGGGGAAACCGACCGACCGGCAACTGCTCTGGCTGGCGACGCTGCACGCGCAGGGCTTTATCGCGCGGTTGGTCCGTGAAGAAAATGTGGGCGATGTGTATGACGACCTCGCGACGGCCTACGCGCGAGCACTCGAACGGAGGCAACGGGGATGAAACGAGAACCGAGGCAACACGAGTTGGACGAGTTGATCGCGTTACAAGACCGGAACCCACGGCTGAAAGCGAAAGCCGACGCGCTGATGACGCTGCTCAACCTTAATATTGCCGAACTCTGTTGTGAAATTGAAGAAGGGTTTAACTCCCGGCGTCTGGTGCGCGAGTTGACCGACGACGCGCTGACGACGATGGCAGCCGGAGTCGAGAAGCACGTCAAGAAAATGGCACGGGAACAACCGTACGCGACGGTCTTACTGGTTGCGCAAGAGGCGTTGCAAAAAGAAGCAGTCCGGCGTGGCCTCCGCATCCCGGAAGTCATCGTCGTGCATGATGCCGATGTTTCGGATCGCAGTCTCAGCTTGGATCGGTTCAAGCAGGTGCAGGCCGAGCTTGGCATTGATGGTCAGGTGAGCCTCTCCGACTTGCTCTTTAGCCAGATCGTGCATCATGCACTGGCGATCATGACACCGGTCCTTGACGACCAGGCACCGATCCGTCCGTTGCTGGAGCCGCTGACGAGCTACAAGGTGGAAAACCTCGCGGTCTTCTTCAATGTCTGCCTCGACATCATCGCGGAAGAGGGGGACGAAATGGCCGCACTCTTCGGAGACATCAATGTGCTGTCCTTTCTGCCGCAGATGAAAGCGATGCTCGCGATCTGTTGTGATGTGTTGGCAGAGCGGGGTGCGCCCGTTCCCAAGCAGATCACCCTGGAGCGGCGCATGATGGTGCCCTCATCCGGTCAGTTCCAGGCGTAAGTGCTCGCCAGGAAGACTTGCAGCCGGGACGGGGCTGTGTTATAACAAAGAGACAGTCAGGTGACTGTGACAACAGTAAAGGAGGGCACGCTTGACCAGACTGGGCTTTACCGGAACGCAGCACGGCATGACTCAGGACCAACGGGAGATGGCGCGCGAAATCGTCAAGATCATGGAGCCGACCGAGGTCCATCACGGGTGCTGTGAGGGTGCAGATCAGCAGATCGGCGTGATCGCGCGTGACATGCGGATTCGGGTGATCGCGCATCCGCCGCTGGATGAATCGAAGATGGCCTTCTGTCCCAGCGACGAGCAGCGACCACCGAAGGCGTACATGGCGCGCAATCAGGACATCGTGGATGAATGCGACGTGCTGATGGCGGCTCCGAAAGGGATGAAGGAAGAACTGCGCTCTGGAACGTGGGCAACCGTGCGGCGCGCACGCAAATCGGAGCGACGGATCGTGATCGTGTGGCCGGATGGGACGTGGAAAAGCGAAGGGCGGTGGTAAGTGGACGAGTTTGATGTCGAGGCGGTCTTCACCTTTCAGGCGAAGTCCATCGACGATGCGATCCGCCAGGCGGAAGCCCTGGTCAGTTGGCTCGCAGAACACGCGGACGCGCTGGAGGAGGCGACCATCGACCTGATCGGCGTGCTTCTGCCGAGCGACGAGGAACCAGGCGCAGATTGAAACGAGGCGCAGGTCACGACTGGGCGTAGGTTGCAACGAGGCGCAGAAGGAGACTGGGCGTGGATTCCGACTGGTTCTGGCGGGGTCTCTATCTCTTGACTATCGGGGTGCAAGTGTTTGCGCTGTATCACCAACGGCGAACCATCCGCGAACAGGGCACCGTGATTGACGATCTGCTCGATGACCTGCATACGGGCGGTGATCTGCTCTCGCGGCAACGCGACACGATAGTCATCCTCAGTGAGCAGTACGAACTCCTGGCTCATCACTGCCTCGGCCCATCGGATCAGCAGAACGCGCAGCGCAGCAAACCGAACATTTGTCCAAATTAGGAGGCACCCAATGACGGTCCAACCAACGGGGAAAAGCGGCAAGATTGGCGAACTCGAAAACGCGGCAATCCCGGATCATGACGTTGCCTACATCATGGCGCGGCTCGATGACATGCTGCGGCAAGCGCTGTTCTATGAGCCGGATGTGATCGTGCTCGAAATGGAGCGCCGCAACGGACGCTGGGACGTGCGGACGCTGGTGGACGCCGAAATTGCGGCGGTCAATCCGATCCGTCCCACCAAGAAAGGATGACCTTGATGGCTCTTGGTTGACGCGCGCATGCGTTGGCCAACGGCCATATACCCCAGGCTTGTCGCGTTTGCTGTCTGGTCTGCACGGCACCGCGTCTGCCATACTTCGGGCACCGCGCGTTCGGCTTTGGCCAGCGGGCAGCGCGGCCCACCTCGGCGCGGCACGGCAGCAATGCTGATGCCGCGTCGTTGTGTGCTGCATCGGATCGGCCTGGCACGGCACCCATGCAAGGACACGGTGCTGGCGGGGCGCGGCACGGCGCACCTTGATCCGCTGCCGCGCTCCCCGCGCCGAAACGACGGGGCCGTGCCACGCCGCGCCGATGATCGCACAGACCGCCGTGCCCCGCCGATGGACGGACCCGTAAGACCGCCACGCCACGCCGGAGTAGTACACCGAGTCCGCCGTGCTGATGCAGATGCACGGACGCCCCGTACGTGCGGCGATATTGCTCGCCGGGAACCCTTGCGCCAGTGATCTGGCAATGTTATAATAAGCGCACGTACCGATTAAAGAGAGAACAGAAAGGGGGACCAACCGGGGAAAGCTGGCAGACCGGGTTCACGTGAAGGGAGCGGCAGCAGGATGCACAGAGATGATTGGGCATATATCCCGCAGTATCGAATCGCGGTCGAGGAAACCGGCACGCGCATCCTCGACATCATCGGTGACGGTGATTTCCTGCATGCTGGTGAGGATGAGAAGCCGGGACCGCTGGGATGGGAAGAGATTCATCTCGCATTTCCATTGCCGGATCGGATCGCGAAGTATTTCTCGGCAGACGTGCTGATGCGAGTCGCGGGCCAGCACATGTATGCCGATCAGTCAGGGGAGCAATTCCTCTACATCAAACCGTGGTCCAGCGGGCATTCGGTTGCGGTCGATGTCCTCTCAGCATTGCTGTACTACAGCGACAAACTGCCGGGACCGAGCTACTTCTTCGTCAATGCTGAGGACCGGGAACGGATGGAGCGTGGCACCATTGATGATGTGTCGCTCGATTACCGTGACCCGCAAACCAAGGCAGCGCTGCACGGTATCTACGATGCTGAGGAAGCGCAGTCCCGCATCTGGGCAGTGGACGCAGCAAAACTGCTGTGCGGACACCAACCGTTCAAAAACCTGGCAGACCTGACCAGTGACGAGATGTCAAAGATCGACCACTGTGCGGCAGACCTGGTGACGCTGACGATGCCGTACGACGCACAAGCGACCGGCATCTGCACCTATCTCACGCGCTGCGCGCATGTCGGCCGACAGCGGGAATACGACGACTGGCAGATCGAGCGCGAACGCTTGTTCGCAGCACGACGCGCACGCTAGCGGCATTCGCGGGGAGCAGGAATTCCTGCTCCCCTCAGCAAAAGGGGGCACAATCTTGGCAGAGCAAAAGCTGAAGCTCGACGAAATCTATGACAAGCTGGCAAAACTGAAAGCGCTGGAAGAGCGCGCAGGCACCCCGCATGAAGCGGAGCAAGCAGCAGCAGCCGCGACGCGCTTGATCGCGCGTTTCAATCTGGACGAAGCAGCGTTGCGGCAAAAGCTCGGCAAGAAAGCGCAACCGCTCTCGTTTGTCGAGCAGAAACTCGACGGCATCAAGTTCTCGTGGCAACGCAGTTTGCTCTACGTCTGCGCGACGCATAACCAGTGCATGTCATTGTCGTTTGTCGGCACCAAAACCGCCTCGGTCTTCGGTCCCGCGACTGCGGTGCCGCTGGTGGTGACGCTCTATCGCTCGTTGGAAAAGACGGTCGAGCATCTGACCCGGCAGGGATTCCTGGCAGAGCGTCACATCTACACGACACCGAAGCTCTGGAAGACTTCTTACCGGCTGGGATGCGTCTCCGGAATCAACCAAGCGCTGAAAGCCGCGTTCGAGGTCGCGGTCGAGCAGACCGAGAACGGCAGCGCGCTGGTGCTGGTGACGCAGGAACAACTTCAGCAGGAATTTACGAACACGTTCGGCAAGACGCGGACGCTGGCAACACCAGATTTCGACCAAGCGGCCTACGCGTCCGGCTACCGGGATGGACGCAATGTCAACGTCGCGAGTCGCGGCGACCTGGAAGGAGGCAACTAAATGACCGCAGATAAGGCAGGGAACCTGTTCCGGCGCGTGGTCGCGAAGGAAATGCTGGAGGGCAAACATACCCAGCAGCACGATCCCCAGCGGTGGGGCTACATGCTGCGCACGGGCTTCGGGTCCAACGCGGCACCGTTGGAGTACACCCTGGTCGGCCTGATCGTGGACACGTACTTAGAAGTGGCGAACGATGAGCACTACTTCTGGAAGGTGGCGAATGCGACCGATCCGATCCCGGCAGACTGGTACTACAGCGTGACGCAGGATGCGCGCGCGGGGTACGGCCTCACGTTTACGGCCCCGAAGGAGGTGTACGACCTGTTCAATGACGGCAACCTGACGATTGGCGAAGTCGAAGCGTGGCAGAACCGTGGAGTCAGTTTCGAGGAAGCGGGCAGGAGGATTTGGAGTACGGTGAGCTACGGCTACTACTGCACGCGCTGCGAGAACCTGGGCAGCTTCGCTGATCCGATGGATGCAGCAGTCGGGTTCGATTCCGGCACTGATGCGTACTGCTTGTGTCCCATCGGCCAGGATGCGAAGGCAGAGCAAGAGGAACGCGACGAGCACGATGCGGCAATCGAGGACATCGACCGCTTCCTCACGGCAGACGATCTGGTCGCATCCCATCTCGCGGCGAACGATCCCGATGCACTCGATGATGTCGTGATCAGCGAGGCAGTGATGGATGCCATCGACGCGGATTTTGCCAAGAAGTTCGATGCGGCACTGGAGAAGTTTCACGCAGAGAAGGAGGGCAAGTAAATGTCACGGTTCATCATGCTCCTCGCGGCACTCGTTATTGTCGTGACCTTCACCAGCATTGGTGAAGGTCATAGCTCGGCACATCAAACCCGACCATGCCCGTATGCGATGGGCGAACCCTGTCCCGCGCATTACGGCCACGACTTCTGCAATTCCCTGGTCTATGACCTGGGCACGGCGGCTGATGTCTACGATGTGGATTTCGTGCTGCACTCCGCAGGCTGCGATCAAAACCCGGACGGCACCTGGTCCCCAATCCGGCACAACGCGTGTGAGCGGCGCGCATTTCATCTCGTGTTCCGACGCGGCTATTCGATCCTGCGCACCCGGCAGATGCTCCTCCATCGCGGCTGCATCCAATTCGAGGACGGCACCTATGGAACCAACTAAGCCTGTCGGAACCACCGGCTGTTTCTGGCTCCTCGGCATCGTCGTCCTCCTGACGCTCGGCCTGTACGTCCTGATCGGCGTCGGCACCAGTGACCCGCAGTCAACGGGCTACGATCCCCCGGCCACACGTGCGCCGTCTGATCAGACCCTCGACCGGGGGGACGGCACCGGACCCAGCGGGTACCCCACCTTCGACGAGGCATGCACGGAAATGGCCTCCGATTTCCTCCGGTTCGGCGTCTCGACCGAGGCGTCGATTGTCGCGGATATGCTGACGCAGAACTGCCTGTACACTGGCGGAAACCAGTACCGGTACATTGGCGATTCGTAGGGAGGTTACGCGGAAGAGGGCACGGCGAGTGACCTGAACCAGAGGTACCACCCGGCAGGAGCGCTCCTGCCGGGTTCTCTTTGTGCATTTCGCACGCAGTTCACGGCTGGGCGCAGCACCCAGCGGGTACCCGAACAGATACCCCGGTTACGTTTCAGGCGCAGATTGCGGCGAGACGAAAACCAGGCGCAGTTTGCCCAGAGCATTTCAGGCGCAGACTCCAGCGGGTCAGGCGTGGACCGGCACGGCGTTCTGTTCTTGATACAGATCATGGCAAGAATGCTATCGTACGTACACCGGCATTGACACGGGTGTGTATGCTGGGTGGCGTAGGGCGGGGGTGTGGGGAGGATCAGGCAAGGCTCCGACACCGAGCCGCTGCAACAACCCAATACGGCGTTGACCAGCACGGCCTAGCGATACGGGTCGTGCGTGATTTTTGCCGCGCATTCTGCACTAGTGCAATCTCCACTCCCCGGACCGGCTCGGCCTGCGCTTTCGTCCGCTCTCGCGTGTTCCTCGGCAATCAGGGGTGCAGAACGACCGCGCTGCCAGCAACGCGCGTTCCCCTCCGGCTCGGCGGTTTCCGTTCGCCACACCGACGCGTTCCCCTCCGGCTGGGCTCGGCGTCCGCTCGCCACCCGCGACCGCAGCATGATGATGATCGCCGTGCCGTGCCAGAGATCTCTTACTTTGCCACATATATATACTTAGGCTTGCCAGCGGTGCTGACCTCGTGTGCGGGCGCGGCGCGGCTCGCCCCCGCGCGCGGGCCTGCTCCGCACGGGCGCGGCCTGGCACCCGCGCGCCAGCCCCGCGCGCCCGCCCCCGGTGCGCCGCGCCCTGCCCCCGCGCCCTGCCCCCGCC